AGGTATCCATATCATTTGTATACCCCAAATTAAAAACCCCCACCATCCAAAAAGAACAAGATCTATGATCAGCATTAAAACTATACCAAGCCATGGATGTGGGGTGTAAATTCGTCTTTCAATCCAGTCATTAGGAGTACCGACTCCGTATTGTTCAATCATTTTTTTATCTTTTGCAGCAACAGCATACAAGAATGCGCCTCCAAAAACAACACGCCACAGTCCATATATCCAAGGACTATGAGGGTCATCTTTTTCTTCGCAAAACCTATGATGTTTGCGGTGTATAGCGACCCATGCTTTGGTATTCATTCCTGTAGTAAGCCATAGCCAGGCTCGCATAAAGTGACTTAGTATAGGATGAAACACAATACCTCTGTGCGCTTGTCCTCTATGTAAAAATAGTGTAACGCATACAATAGTAATATGTGTGAATAAAATTATAGCTAATAATGTTATCATTTTAATATTGGATTACCAAACACTGTTTCTGACACCTGACTACCGGTAGATAATTTTCTTGTGTAAGTATCATCATCTATCATTTTTAAATTAGGATCATTAAACAATTTGCGTAGTGTTTCTTCATCTGTTATTGCAGGCACATTTAATTTTTTTAACACTGCTCTCATAGCATCACTACTTTCAATCCACCAACCTGACGATCCTAGAAGATCGCGTATTTTACCTATTGCTTTGTCTTTACTAGCACGAGATCCATCGTGTCCTAATCCTTGAATTTTATGCCCTTGCCACGATTCATTACTACGAGGTCCTCTATAAAAAATACAACTATCAACATCAGGATCTTCATCAAAATCTATTATATTCCAGCCGCTGGGAATTACATCTTTAATACTGTTTACAAAACTGCCCTGCGGAGTTTTACTGTAAGCTGTTTGAACTAAGCTCACTAATTCATCACCGACATCTTGTTTGGCATCATTAGAGATGTCTAATACCCATTGATCTTTTGGTAGTTTGAATTCGTAGAATCGCATAATGTATTTAACCCGCTTACTTTATACGGGGCACACTACGCGGTGCAGTGAAATTTCGCGGACGCCTGTTACCGTAGCGACACCCGGCCCTAAGGTGGGGTTCTTAATATCTCCATACAAAGTATAAAGATAAAATTCCTAAAATTATAAAAGCCAGCCACCAATTAAAAATAAAGAATAATGAAATTAATCCTACTGTCCAACAAATATGATAAAGGTGGAACTTCCATCCTAAATCATTCTTTGAGTTTTTATTTGACCACATAGGCAGGATCAGGACTCATAAAATTCTTTTTACGCATAACAGTTTTGCCAACTAACTGTTTTTTATCTCCGTAATTTTTTAAAACAAATGGTATATTGATATTTGTTAATAGATCTTTTAATACTGCTTCTGGTTTACGCATGTTAGAGATTTGCATTCCATTAACTTTAAATTCTTTTTGAAACAGAGAAACTAATTCATCTACAGTAATTGGTTTTCCATTTCTTTCATCATTTACTCTATCTAGAAAGTGTCTGGTAAATTCTACATCAATTCCTAATTTTGCCCACAACTGATCAGCAAATTGCTCAACTTGATCAAGTTCTCTCGAACTTATAGATTCGTTAATAAGTTCAAAAATTTTCATTTTAACACCAACTAGTTTTTGCTTCGCCGTAATACTCTCTAGCAAGACCGTTTGCAATTAAACCTTGACGAACACTTTGTCCATTTACAAGAATGTCTCCTAGTACACGACCACCAAACTTATCCCATCCATACAAGATTACTTGAAATTTTTGTCCTTTAGAAATCATGTTTTTTGTAAATTGTGTAGCCTGCTCTCCTCTTTGTGCTTCACTATTACATTTTGCACGGTGGCCTTTTTCGGGTGTGTCAACACCGAAGATACGCACGGCCAATTCTGGCTTTAATGGTGCTGGCAGGAAAGGTGCTGCGATCACAATAGTATCACCGTCGCTTACACGGACGATCTGTGCGTCATATGTTGCACCTTGTGGTGTCTTTTGTGCCAGGGCAGGTAATGCCGAGGCTGCTAATAATAGGGTTAATAATAGTTTTTTCATAATGTTACTTATCTCTTAATAAATCTCTCGCCATTGTATAGCACAGGCTACATCTGCGGTCAACTGATTGCCGGCAAATATAGTGCTAACAATGACCACAAACACTTCACTGTCGGTGCTGTCAATGTTTTGACTGATAATGTTTTTCTTTGCCGCAGTAAGCGGGCCTGTGGCCACTGGACTTAGACTGTTTTGGCTTGAGCCAGACGGAACATATCCAGAAGCAAATCTATCAACATCAGCAGCAGTAAATCCTGTGGCATTTACACAGTATTCAACTCCACTGTTGTCGTTGGCACTGGTCCATACTAGCCCGCCAGGTGCTGTAGTGCTTAAACTAGCCGTACTAGTCAGTTTAACAACTTCATAGACAATGGGTTCTGTTTTGGCAAATAAGCCAAGACTCAATGGGCGCACACTTAATCTATTAGGATAATCCTGGAAAGTGTTTTTCAATCTAATGGCAATCAAAGGAAAGCGTGTCTGTCCCGGAGTAGGAGTAGCACGGTTTGTACTGAAGACACTCCAATCAATGCCCGACTCCACATAGCCGCCTTCGCTCATTACACTTGCACAAATTTGATCAAATGCTCCGCCGGGTGTTGTTCCAGTGTTGCGTATTTCACAGCGTACAGGCAAGTTGGGATTGCTCATGTAAACAGTGGGCAGAATATTGCTGTGATAGTATTCGTGTGCTGTTATCAATGCTCCGTTGTGAACAAATCCACAGCGAACACGACCAACACCTAACCATTGAAAATCGATCCAGCATAGGTGCGTTTTAGTAATATCTAATTTAAAACCACTAGGGCCTGTGCCATCGCAGGGATCTATGTTCCATTCACTCTGCGGCACACGGCGTTTGTAAGTATAGGCCAATCCATTAACAGTTGTGTTGAAAGTTGCTTCACTAGCACTACCGCCTACATAAGTTCTTATGACCCAGTTTAGTGTTTGTGTGCTGGTGCTTACCGTTGTACCATCCGCTGTGTCGCTGCCTACTTGTTCAAAATAGATGCCATCTCTATCATCAAAGTATCCTGTGCGCTTGGTAACATTACGATGTGGAGCACGAAAGTTTACTGAACTATAGATAAGTTGACTTTTGCCTGGCTGATAGTGATGATAGAATTTAGTTTGATGTATAGCATAACTGCCTGTGTTAGAAGAAGTAGCCAACACGGCTGCGGCTTGATTTGCATCAAATGTCACTGTACCACCATTAGCAGTGCTGTCAAGGAAGTTTGGATCTATGGCATAGATGTGCTTGTAGTCGCCAAGTGTAAACAGTTCACTGACACGCTGACGACCAAATGCGTCAGGATTCATTTCTGCTACACTAACTTCACCCTCTATACTGGCAGAGACTGTACCTGCGATAGTTGCTGTTACATTACCAGTTACTACCCAAGGTGTTGTACCTTGGAACACTGTGGAGGTGGTTGGAAAGTTACTAACTATCACCGACCCTGTAATAACCCAAGGTGTGGAACTTTGTACAACATTTATTGTTTCCAATGCAGCTAGTGTTGATGTGCTTAAATTTACAGTATCAACAATAACATCACCTTCTAATGTAATACCGTCAACATGCACACGAGCCACAGGTTGCCCCTGGCTGTTGTACTGCATGGTCCTATGAATATTTAGAAGATTGCTCTCCTGCGGATGTTCGTAATTGGTTGAATTTTGATAACGATCAACAGGCATTATGTGGTCCAGGGTCTATGAACAGCAAGAGTGCTGGTGGTTCCTACTGTAGTTGTGTTTGATGCATACTTGTCTGCTAACAGATCAACATCATAAACATTATAAGTTCTATAATAATTTGTAGTAGTGTTGCCGCCTGCTTGTCTGCGTAGTTGTGCCAACTCCAACTTTGCTAATTGTCTATCTGCTTTATTTGTTAAAGTAGAAATTACATTACTACTACCAACATATGTGCCAGTAGTTACGTTAAAAATAGCCATAGTTGCTGTTGAGGGTGCTAATATTCCGCCAACATAAAATTGCATAACTGTGCTGGTAGTTCCTTCAGCCGTCGACACCAGACCTGCCAACTGTGCAAACGTAGTTGTAGTGTTAACTGATATAGTTAACTTTGTCGCACTATTAAGAAAACTTTGAACATAGATATCCATTAATTACTCCGGTCTATGTTGATAATTTGGATACATTGAAATACTGTCTGCTCTAATGTCCGCAGGATTTTTAGGTCCATTTAATCCTCCGCCGGCATCAGTGGTTACACTAGCAATTCCCTGAACGTGAGGATTGGGACTATTATCATAGCCTTGCTTTTCTTGAGATAGTTGTGCAAAAATTTGTGCAAAACTTCCAATAACAGGCTCTGATTGCATTTCTTGTTTAGCGCATTCGACTTGATCAACTAGATCAAGCACGTTTCTAATAATGTCAGTTGCTTTCATAATTGTATTTAATTAAAATGTTACTCCGTTAAATCTTAACCAAGTATCAGTTGCTACACAAATATACATGCTAGTTGAATCGACTGCAATCTGACCTTTAATTCCTGTGCTGGTACTAGAAGTTGGTATAGTATCTAATAAAGCATATGCTGTTGTTTGTGTTGTTCCGTTGCTAAAGTTAATTCCATCTTTAATTGATACAACTAAATTGTTACTAGAATCATAAAGTTTAAATTCATCAGTAACCAATGTAATTGCTTTATTCGAAATGTGAACTTTATCTGTTAATGTAGTTGTACCAGAATTAACTGTAGAAATTACTATAGATGAACCATAAGTAGTAGATGTAAAGTTTTCTAATGCAATCACGGATATCTTAGCAGAAGCAACACCTTGATTGCTTGCGTTATTTGCATTTTGTCCTCTAAATTCTATCACTCCTAAACTGTCATCTTTTCTAAGAGCATTTCTTCTAGTTAATACAGAATTTTTTCTTTGAGTTATAAATTTCCATACATTCGATGCTCTTAATGTTTCATTGTCTGGTCCAGAATTAACAGTTATTCCAGAAGCATTAGATGGATGTGCTGAACTAATAACATATGTTCCTGTCCCCCCAACACCTGTGCCTAGGGAAGTTATAAATGTACCAGAATTTAAATCGTTTCCAAAAATTCGTTGGCCAACACTTAGTACACCTACAGAAACAGAATTAACGGTCATTGTAGTACCAGTAAAATCTGCTGTAAAAACAGCATGATCTTCAAACGGTACTCCAAACATATTAAATTTTGAATTAAAGAATTGGAAGTTAGCAGCACCAAACCCTACGTGAGAATCAATTCCATTACTCATAACAAGAGTGGGCGCCGTTTGTCCGGCATGTCCGTGATTTATACTTATCTGAGGTGGGTTTGATGCAGACCCTGCAATCCATCCTTCGTTGTAATGTATCAATCCAGATGTAGAATCTTTTATTACACCCGGTGGCATTATTCTCCATACGAATCTAGATCCTGCATTAGTTGTGGCGGTAGATGTGCTGGCAAATTTTTCGGCTGCTAGTGCAAAAATTTGCGCCACTCCTCTATCATCGTCGCCGGTAAATCTAGTTCCATCATATCCATTACCAGTTATAGCAAATAAAACATCATCTTGCAACGTAGCAGATGGAACTAGGTGCGTCCCTCGAGCAGAATCAAAATATATTGTAGGATTGCCACCAAATGCAATTCTGCCGCCTGGATTATTTCCTGCCCAACCTCGAATATTAATTTCCGGATATATGCCAGAAGTATAATTTGATACAAGTAATGCCGGAGAATAAGTTCCGGAACTTCTAACTAACACCTCTCCATTGTTGTTTATTGGATATCCGCCTACACTGGTGACCTTAGTAGACTCTATACTATTAAAAATAACAGAACTAGTTGTATACAAATCTTGATCAGAAAAATTAGTAGCAGGACCGCTGGGACCAGTCGGACCGCTGACTCCATTTGGACCGCTGGGACCAGTCGGGCCAGAAACATTGCTTGCGGCACCACTAGGGCCGCTTGGGCCAGTAACTCCAATTGGGCCGCTTGGGCCAGAAACATTACTTGCAGCGCCACTGGGACCGCTAGGACCGCTTGGCCCAACAGATCCACTTGGACCTTGAGGACCAGGATCTACGGACATTATTAAAATATTAGCAGGATCATTGTAGACAATTGAAACTCCAGTGTGGCTGTTATGATTGAATAGTTGAGCATTAGTATCGATGACCACTTCTACTAGGTTAGTGCCTGTTGTTCCTAGCAGTGTAGAAAGTTCCTGAAAATTTATATTTGTTTTATGAAATGCAGTACGAATACTGTCTCCATCATTGGAATTTGGTCCAGATCCGGTGTTTATTGTTAGGATAGCCATTTATTTTAGTCCTGTTGGTACTTTTTGATAAGTAATTGTTCTTCGATTCAAAAATTTTGAATGTTCCATACTGCTATTTAGTTGCTTTTTTCAGTATTCGACTGTATAATCAGTATGTTAAAAACCCCCTGATAAATAAATTGAAAAATGAGTACGTTAATTTTGAACGCTGACGGAGCCCCAATCTCCTGGTTACCACTTAGCGTAATTTCTTGGAAAGATGCCATAGGTTACATGACGCTTGAAAAAGCCGCCGTGTTGGAATGGTACGATGATTGGATCGTACACAGCCAAAGATGGGAAACTAAAGTCCCGGCCGTAATGATTTTGCACAATTATGAAAAAAGAAAAACCACTATTCGGTTTTCCAAACATAATGTGTTTCTCCGTGACGGCTACGTTTGCCAATACTGCTCTGCAGATGTAACCAGAGGAACAGCAACACTTGACCACGTGTTGCCGGTTTCACACGGTGGAAAAACTACCTATGAAAATACTGTTACTGCCTGCGGTACCTGTAATGCTAACAAAGGAAACAACAAAAAAATTGTTCCAAAAATTAAGCCTTACAAGCCTACGTATTTTCAATTGGTGGAAAAACGTAAAAAGATGAAGTGGGACTACCAACATCCAAGTTGGGCAAACTACTTAGAATAATTAAGCCCCGAAAGGGGCTTTTTTTTGACTAACTTACTGAGATCCTTTTTTGTTTCCGGAGTGCCGATGCTGGCTTCGTTGCCAGCATCTCTGTTGTTTATTTGCTACGATAAACAATTCTGCCCTTTGATAGATCATACGGGCTCATTTCTACACGAACTGCGTCACCGGCTAGAATCTGAATTTTATTTTGACGCATACGGCCGCTGATATGGCCTAAAATTTTTGCTCCATTTTCTAGTGTCACCCTAAACATAGCATTGGGTAGAACTTCTTCTACCCTGCCATCGACATTAATTACATCTTCTTTACTCACGATTTAATTTAATCTCCTTTAAATTTTCTCACCCGCAGTAAATCCTCGAAACCGCAAAAATCGCGGAAACCTGAGACTATAACTGCCATCTTGATTTTGTGTAATAGCATCTGCACGAACTTCAACAATTTGTCCATGAAGTTCTTTTCGGTTTGACCAAAATTCATCTCTATCGGCATCGCTGAATCCACTGCCAACATTGACACTGATTGTACGACCGTCGTCCTCACCTTCGCAAATAAGGGCACCGAGCCGGCCTTCATTTCTACCAGTACCTTCTTCTACATTGTTTACTGCCAAACTAACTTCGATAAAAGGCTTCTGCTTGAGCCAACTGGTACTACGCTTGCATTCATATTTGGCTTCAGGGTCTTTGATCATGATGCCTTCAAAGCCCTTGTCAATAGCATCTTTATTGAATTGCTTGAATTGCAGTTCACCTACATATGTTCCGAGATCAACTTCTTCTTGTGGAATAATATCAATGTGTCCAATTTTATCAAAAACCGGCTTTAGGGTTTTGAGTAGATTAGATCTGCGACGCTGACCCATAACGCTGCGGCCTGCTTTAAATTCGCTGAGAGGGATGATGTCAAACAGCATAAGACGTGCATCTTGTGCCTGAACATCATCTTTTCTATGAACCTGCTTCATTAGTTCTTGAAAACTGGAGGAAACAATTTCACCGTCCAAAACATAACTACGACCAATTAGGTCAATGTGTTCATGGATGTTTTTAGTAATGTGTCCAAAATTTTCTAGAACTTTACCATTTCTGGTATATTGAACAACAGTTTGGCTTTCGCAATCAACAATAGTAAGACAGCGAACTCCGTCAAGTTTGGGTTCGAGCAGTTTCTTACCTGTGATTTTCTTTTCGTGGTTAGCGCCATCGTGTGCCAGCATACATTCAAAAACAGGCACAGCATTCTTTTTGACTTTGTTGATGGTCTTTTCACTGACACCGCAACGAAGATCTTTGATAAGAATGCGGCGATACCAGTAGTTCCATTCTGCTTGTTTGCTAGCAGATAGAGCCAATTCGATTGCATCTCGAGCAGCGTCTCCAGTGAGTTGGCGTGTGCTAAGAAGGGTGAGCAATTCTTCGAATGCTTCCCATGGCAAACCTTGCCCATCGGGCCCTCCGTGTGAGGGCACCTTCTTAACGCCAAAAGTTGAATAAGGACTCAGGCACCACCTAAATCCTTCAAAAAGTTCTTTGTTGTCTGCGTGTTCTTGAATAATTGCTTCTTTTGCCAATCGGCTGTTATCAGCCTCAAGGTCTGCAATAATTTGATAGCAAGGCTTGGACATACTCATCCTGTAAATTTAGTGTACATAGTCAAATTATACAGGAATTTTTGGAAGAAGTCAATGTCATACTGAAAAACTTGATCCGCAACCACAGGTTGTTTCAGCGTTTGGGTTCCTAATTGCAAAACTACTGCCCATGAGATCATCTTTGTAATCGATTTCGGCACCTTGCATATATTGCATACTCATTGAGTCAACTAGAACTTTGAACTTACCAGTAGTGAACTCAAAGTCATCTTCATTTTGCTCTTCGTCAAAAGTAAATCCGTATTGCATTCCGCTACAGCCTCCACCTTGAACAAAAGTTCGCAATTTGAGATTAGAATTACCTTCTTCTTCGAGCAATTCTTCTATTTTTTTCTTAGCAGTTTCTGTAATATTAATCATACAATTATTTAATCAATAAATATGTTAAAATGTATTTTTTAGGAGATTAGAATGTCTTATAGCGACAAAGTCATTGATTTTATAGGAAGATAAAACTCACATACTGGCACACCAAGATGATAAATACTTATATGAAGAAGTATGGTATCATTAAAGAGTGTCTTTTTTGTGGCTGTAGTTTTGAAACTCGCCTGAGATTTTTAGACTATTGTTCTACAAAATGTAAAAACCCTTTAAACAGAGGTGAGTATGAACCTTGGAATAAAGGAAAAACTCTTACAGAAGAACAGAAATCTAAACAAAACAGAGAAGGGCTAAAAAAAGGACACGGATGGAACAAAGGAATTCCCAACGAAGCACAACGTATAAGATGGAAAGAAAACAATCCTAACAAAAATGGACGAATAAATAACATGCGTCCAAAAAATTATGTTGATGATGCTTTTACTGCTTATAAAAGAGAAGTTAAAAAAGCAACATACCGTTCTTGGTATGCTATGAAACAAGAAGGATCAATACCTAGTAATACAGGAAAAAGAAAAGATCAGTATCAATTAGATCACATCATTCCTTATCTTCAGGGTTATGAGTTAGGTATTGATCCAAAAGTATTAGGTAGTAGAAAAAATTTAAGATGGATCCTGGGGGAAGAAAACAGGCAGAAATGGGATCGCTTCCAACCAGAAGAAATAATTAAAAACATTTTAGGAGAAAAAAATGTATAGCGACAAAGTCGTTGACCATTATGAGAATCCAAGAAATGTAGGATCATTCGCCAAGGAGGACCCGCAAGTCGGCACTGGTATGGTTGGTGCTCCGGCTTGCGGTTAGCCTGGCGATGTAATGAAACTACAAATTAAAGTTAATCCAGAAACAGGTATCATCGAAGATGCAAAGTTCAAAACGTACGGCTGTGGGTCGGCCATTGCAAGTTCATCACTCGTTACAGAATGGGTCAAGGGTAAGACGTTGGACGAGGCGGGAACTATTAAGAATAGTGAAATCGCCGAACATCTTGCACTCCCCCCAGTTAAAATACATTGCTCAATTCTTGCTGAAGACGCGATCAAGGCTGCTATAGAAGACTATCGAAAAAAACATGATTTCGTTAACTGAAACAGCGGCTAAAAAGATCAAACAACAAATACAACGTAGGGGACAAGGCATCGGTATACGTGTTGGTGTCAAAACCACAGGTTGTTCGGGCCTTGCCTACGTTTTAGAATTCGTTGATTCTCCTAAACAAGAAGATACCTGCATTGATTGTTTGGACTGCAAAATATTTGTAGACCCAAAGGCATGTCCGTATTTAGAAGGCATGACCATAGACTATGTACGCAACGGGCTTAATGAGGGATTTGAATTTCAAAATCCAAATGAAAGAGATCGGTGTGGGTGCGGTGAAAGTTTTAGGGTTTAATTATTTTCCAGAATAATCTTTAACCCACCCACCCTTTGTTACACTTTTAGCCTTTTTTCCTTTTAACTTAATTCCACTGCCCTTAACACCTTGTTTTCCAGTGCCAGCAGTGTGACCCGAAGTTCTAGAACGAAGGCCCATGCTCACGCATTGGGCTCTTCGAACATTGCTCAGTTTTCTAACCGAGCATTGCTTTTGTGTGGGATCTGCTATTTTCTTTTCTAAAAGTTCATTGATGCGCATTTGATTATTTATTTGAATAAAATCAAACTCATAATTACGGTATGCGTAACGAATCCAATACAAATGGTAGTAATGTAAAGATAATTTTTCTCAATTAAACTTTTGAAGAACATTGTAATCAATGCAGCATGAATAAAGATCATTAGATCAACTGGCGGTAGTTTGTCACTATGCCCCATAAGCACCGCAATTAAAGTTGGAACGCTGGACATGTGCAGCATAATAATTGCAAGGAAACCCAAAGTATGGGCACTGATCTTTCCCAAATGAACTGTCAAAAATTGCCAGAACATCGACGGAATCGTTTTTAGATAGTCAAGCGTATTCATAGTTAACCCTTATAAAAAATGTGTTTTCCAATTTTTGTGATACGCTCTTTCCTCCATCCAGGATTCACGTAGTCTGCATGATAATACATTGCTTCAGTTAGACTGGGCAACCTAAACCCTTCAAGTAGTACTTTTTTGGCTACAACCATACTTTCGTCAAATGTCTTTTTATCAATAGGCCTCAAGGTCGCAGGCCTGTCACAGTACCAACTGAACTGACATACAGTTTTTTGTAGGACTGTGTTTTTTTGATACACGACTTGGCAGATATCATTTGGAAATTTTCCACTATTTGATCTGTTAATAGTAACTTGTGCAACAGCAACTTTCCCTTCGAAGGATTCGATTCCTGCTTCATAGTAAATGTTCCGTGCCAAGCACTCTAATTGTCGAGTCCTTAATTCGGCTGTAATCTCAGATGGTGATGCGATCTGAAATTTTGAAAATTTATCATTAACAGCCCAATGAAGAATTATCCCGGATAAGAACATTGCGAATGCGATCATAACGACGGAACCCAGTATTGAAAACAAATTTGGATTAACATCGATTGTGATCTCTTTTTCAGACAACAAGGAATTCATCATTTTTTCTCCTTTTTAAAAAACGTGGGAACTAAGACTTTACAGCCAAATTTGGCTGTAAGCAAGAAATTTGGTAGTTTTATTTAGTAGGCTAAACCCTATTATTTTTTAGGGTTTTATGTCAATTTTGACATTTCTTCGTAGATTTCTGGCCATAAGTCCTTAAAAACATAAGATTTATTAACATTTTGTGTATTTTCAAGTTTGTATAACCAATCAAAGAAGTCTTCTATATCAGATTTTTTATATTCTTTTTCTAAAGATTCTAATAGTGAATTTTTGATGTTAATCAATGCACTCATGTCGTATTTTGATTTATATTTTTCAACACATTTGCTTATTTCATCTATGGCTTTTTGTTTTAAACTTTTAGATAAAGTAAAAACATTAATTCCTTTTATGTTTTGAATTACACACCAATATATATTTGTAAAATAATTTGATTGATCTATAAAATCATAGAACTCACAGAGATTAAATGCCGAATAAGTGCAATACATAGGATGAGCATTTATTTCTCTAACATTATTTTCTTTTAGATATTTTAAGTTAGAACATAATTTTTTCCAATTTGCACCATGTCTCACATATTCAAATTTTTTGTTTATTGTTTCAAAACTTACTGCCCAAGCAACATTCGGCATTGTTATTAATTTCTGTGCTATAGGGCCATTTGGAATATCTGTAGATAAGTTAGTTAATAGATAATATTTTTTATTTGGTAAAATATCGAACAATTTTAAATTTTGCTTTTGCAATAACGGTTCGCCACCTAACAAATTAACCGATTGAATTGTTTCTTTATTTTTATCTATAAACAACAATAAATTTTCTTCAGCATTGCTTTTATTGTAATTAACTTTGATATTTTTTATTGCGGCCCATTGAGAACTAAAATATTCGTAACAATAATTGCAGGACAAATTACAAACATTACTCCAGCGTAGATCTATTTGCTGTAATCTAAATGTAGAAGATGTTGAATTTTTAAATTCATCAAACTTATAAAGTACACCTGTTCTCTCTGTTCTACCACCTAAACTTTCTAGATGTTTACATTGTGTGCAGGCATTGTGCCATTTTCCTTCAACAATAGACTGCCTAATTTCTTTAGCCAAGTTTCCCTGAATTATATCTTCAATACTATCTTTGTTTATATCACCGATGGGCTGGCTAGAGGAGCAACAAGTTTTTACTAAACCGTCCGCTCCTAAAAATACAGAATTAAATGGATATGCACAGAATGTTGAAGTGTTCATAAATATTTTCTAGTTATCATAGTAGTTAAATCGTTGGCAAATATTTCGTGATGATGTTTTTTAGGATGCCATGACCCATGCGTATCATTTGACCAATTCAATATTTTAGAAAATGAAAAATTAAAATCAACAATTGAATTAAAACTCTTGGAATTATTTAACATAGATATCAAAATATTTTTATTTTTTTCTTCTTTAAAATTAGAATTGTTAATATAATAAGGTATGTCCTCATGACAAAATTGCTGAAGAACTAAAAAATCTGAAGATCTATTTAGCAACTCAATATATTTTATCGAGTGGAAGAAATTAAACAAAACATTATAATCATTGAATAGATGTTGTAAAAACAGATCATGAAGTTCTTTTGTAGGCCAATTATTTTCCCAGCCAAATATTGCACTTTTACCAACTCCTTCATCTGTCAACCAAAACCATCTACCTGGAGATGTTATACCAAAAAGTACAATATCAGTATCGAAAAATTTATTTTTTACAAAATCTCTTTCAAAATTAAAAATAGCATGTTGTAAAGAACTACCTGGGATTGACCAATTTTCATATTCTAAATTTAAATTTTTTGCAATAAATGCAGCATAAGAATATTTTTTTTGTTCTTCTAGAATAATAGATGCTGCACCTTTAGGAAAATATTTTTCATCGTTAAGATCCTTCGCTTCACCTTTCCTTTTTATTTCATCAAGATTATCTCGATATTGCTGATGGCAATACTCGTGATCTACAGTTTCTGCTCCGGCGGTAAAACTACACCCATAGGCTATTAATCTCTTATATCTATGCTTCATACATTTCTAATAAATTTATTTGGATTGTCATCGTGACTAAAAATCTTATCAATACTACTTATCTTTCCACAGGTATCTGCACAATACGACAATCTACCATCTTCGACTTTTGGTATTTTCCAACTATCTGCAAAAACACGATCTAGATGATGATTATTTAAAATTTCTTCTAAAGAATGTTTATCCAAACTAAAGTTGTCCCACCCATAATCGTTCATATGCTTGTGCAATTGCATAGATCGAAAATCGTTATATAAACCATTTAAGTGTGTTCCAATATAACAACAAGGCATAACTCTTCCAAAGTTGTCAACAAATATTTCTTTACCGCCAGACAGAGTTTTTGATTTACATTTTATTTCACAATTATTAAATTTTGAATTATCTTCATTTAAAATTCTTTCTTCATATACATTTTCTACTTGTTGACGATATTTTTCTTTTAAAATAGATGTTCCTTTAATCTTTCTATAATCATTTAAATTAAAAGGATAGAATCTAATCGGCAAGGTTCCTTCTGGCTTTTCTAAATTTCTATTTTTAGGATTTTCTGGTGCTTCAATAACATATTCTAAGTTTCCATTTTTATCAAGCACAGGCATCTTTGTAAGACTAATTCCATCATCTACACCTAATGCTTTTTTAGGAACAAATGTTCTAAATTTCATTTTTTCTGCAAATTCTTTGGCTTCCGCTAATTGATGTTCATTGTGCTTGAAAATTAGATAGTCCCACGAAGCAGATCCACCAGCATTAATATATGCCGAAACATTTTCCATTAGACTTTTCCATACCACATTTCTTCTATAAACGTGATTTGTATCTTCTAATCCATCTATGCTAAAAGTTATTTCCCAAAGGTTATTTTTCCTATTTGAAAAATTTGAAAATAACTTTCCCATTTTTTCCCACCAATCGGGTTTTCTCATTCCTCCATTGGTATGTATTCTCACTGCTGTATTAGGTCCGACTTGAGATATATATTCACATATTTCGTAAGTATCTCTAGCAACACAAGGATCACCATGTACTCCACAGAAAAATATTAAATTGCATTTTTCAATAATTTTTGGAGGAAAATACTTAACAAACTTTTCGTAAGTGATTTGATTTATTTCTAAATCAGGCCTAACATTAGGGCTGTTATTATAAAATCTTACACACATTGGACAAGCAGCGTTACAAGCATTAGTCAATTCAATGTGTATTTGTTCAAGTTCGTCTAAGTTCCAAAAATTATTCATATTTTTTAATTACCTCAGCAAATTCAGGAAAAATTTCAAAGTAATTTTGTTTTCTATACTGATCATGTATTTTCACAGTTTTTAAAAAGTTTGACCAATTAGACATGTCTGGAGTACCATGTTTAATGAAGCCTATAATTCCAGGCAATTGATACCATGCTTGAGTATATGATTTATCGATAGTTTCTAACTTTGATATAATCTCATCTTTAATTCCGTTAGGTATTTTGCTCATGTTAAAATGAACAGGGTCATGGACTAGATTTAGATATAATCCAAAATCTAAAAATGATCGGTAATACTCGTTTAAAATTTCTGGAAGATAAAAGATGTTTAATGTGCTAAGTGTTACACACCAACTCAAATTCATAAAAGGATATTCTTTTTTAAATTCAACAGCCTTTTCCATGTTTTTGCAAACTTCTTGCCAGTTAGCAGGAAAACGCATAAACTCAAATTGTTTATCTGTTCCGTCTATACTAAAACTTAAATTAATAGATCTAAAATTTTTCCACAATTCTATTTCAGCAGGCCATGTGGTGCCATTTGTGTTGTAATGTAGTTCAATATCTTTAGAATAACCTTTTTCAACACAAATTTTAAGTATTTCCCACATCTTTTTACTTAAAAATGGTTCTCCACCGTAAAAATCAAATTGCTTAATTGTGGATAAATTATTTTTTAAATCTTCCCAGAATGGACTTTCATCATCATATGACTGATGGTACCGTTTCATTTCACTGCTATATTGCTGAAATGTTTTGTGATTAGAATGATTTAAATCAAAGTCTTCTTTCATCCATTGACTGCTAATAGATGCATGACAGGTTCTACATTTAATGTTGCAGGTATTGCCTAAGTTTAATTCAAACTTTGCAAGCCCAGTAAAAGGTTGTCGCTGACCCCATTGAACTTCATGAAAGTACCTTTCATTGTCTCGCATTCTTTTACTTTTTCTTTCAGAATCTTCTTCTACCCAGCACCTAATACATGCAGGATCTTTGATCCCTTGAGACAAATTATTTCTTATTTCAATAACTTTTGGATTATTAAAATTTTTCTGAATTGACAAGTCTAACAAATTATAATTGACTTTAGAAGGCCCTATTAACTTGTTGTACGACTCTTTAATCATACAGCAAGTTTTGGTGCTTCCATCATTGTTTGCTGACATTCCGTGAAATGCATTAACGCACCAAGTACTTTCGTTTATTGTGTTCATAGTGTTTGATAATTCTCATAAACTGACTTACATAGATTATAAAATTCTTTATACTCTGGAAAAATTTTTAACAAATTTGTTCCCAGTCTTCGATCATTTTCTGTAAAGAATACATAAAAATCTCTACGACCTGCCATAATTTTTTCTTCAGGAAGTTTATGCTCTTTCATATAGTTTGTTAATCGTTTAAATTTTTCAAATTCTACACCAGTAAACCATTCCATGTTAGATTCTATAAACTTTAAATTTTCATCCATGTATTTTTCAAAATCTGGAGTGAGTATTTTTATCATCCAGTGAGGGGGCTCTTTGAGATAAGGTGTATCAAATGCCACTGATTTAAATCCTTTTTCTTTTCTCCACTCGATAACTTTTTCTAATAATTTTTTAAAGTTAGTAACTGACAACACATTAAATGTACACATTAGATTAACTGTGGCGCCGGTATCCATTACCTGTTTAACGTTTCTTTCCCAATGAGTACAATTTAAACCTGTTCTCATATATTCTGCTTCAGGTCCCCAACTGTCTATACTGGTAAAGAAACTAAACTTTCTAATTTTTTTCTGATCTAAAAGACTTTTAATTCTTGCCAACAGTCTTTCAATTTTTCCATAAGATACACCTAGATTACTGTTCAGTGTTATTTCTAAATGCGGACTAGGTTGATCTTCTAATAAATCAAAGAAATGCATTGCTGCTGGATTCATTAAAGGTTCACCACCAGTAATTCTTAATGTGTGTAAATCTTTTTTAAGATCGGGCCACCATTTCCAAAATGCATCGATATATGGATTCTGTTCTTTGTATGTATAGTAAGTTCCATGTTTTAAAAACTCTATCCCATACTGATTATAAGTCAAATCGTAGTTACCATAATTTTTAATTTCATCAATCCATTGTGTGCTGGCTTGAGGGCAACAATATCCACATCGAAAATTACAATTGTTTCCAAAACTTACTTCTAAATATTTTGGGTTAACATTTTGACGCCAATCTAACTTACCTAAATTTTCAATATGTTTTTCAGCGTAATCACTGGCACTATGAATCATTCTATCACTGAGATTTTCTCCAGGTAAGTCTTCTATATTCCAACAGTAATAACACTCCTTAGGACGTTGTCCTTCAAGCATTTCTTTTCTCTGTTGTTTTTTCCATTCAGTATTATGCAATGCACTGGGATCTTTTGCAATTTCGTCTATTCCTATATGATGGGGCCTAGGATGGTAACAACTGTGATTATCACCTGTATGTAGGTACAAAGTTTCATGTAACCATTTTTGAGTACAAAAACTTGGGCTTACTGCATTTAATCTATCCCTTACGCTTTTTACAAATTGAATTCTATGTTCGTCCATGTTGCTTCCTACATTCATTCCAAAAATTTTCTAACTCCGGAAATACCATTAAGAAATCTGTTTTATTTCTTTTATCATTTTCTTTCCAAAATGAATAAAAGTTTTTCATTGCAGATTGTCTATCAAATTTTGCATCATCTTTAATCCAATCTATAAGTCTTTGTACTTTACTAATTTCAAAATCCTTAAAACCTTTAAATTGATTTTTTATTGTTTCTGCATTAGCACTCATAAATTGTTTAGTTTCTTCTAGACTGCTGACCAGTTCAGGAATTAACTTTGGATTTAACCATTCTGGATTTTGTAACTGAGGAATATCAAACCAAATTAACTGCCTAGTAGTATTAAATTCTTTTCTTAATTCTAGAATGTTTTTCATATATTCTAGAAAACCAGAGTAACTTAGTGCGTTAAAAGTGCAAATAAATGTTAGGCTATGTTTGTCATTTCCAGATACTAAAAACTCTCTAACATTTCTTAGTAGAATACTAAAATCTAAACCTGTTCGAATGTATTCTGCTTGAGAGCCCCAACTATCCAAACTACAGTATAACATAAAATGATCTATATTGTAGACTCAGTTATATCATTTAAACTGTTAATAAATTTGTTCCATTGATTGCCAGGCGGACAACAATTGCTAGTAATGCTGAGATGTAAATCAGGCTTAGGATTTTGTTTGATGTAATCAAAAATTCTAAATGTATTTTTATCCATTAGGGGCTCACCGCCCGTCATCCTAAATGTTTTTAAATTTGAATATATTGTAGGCCACCATTCCCAAAATGCTAATAGATAAGGATTATCAAGACTGTTGTTTGGCCATACATCATGTTCCTTCATCCAATTTAAATCGTTATGTAATCTATTACCCAATTGAAAAGGACCATTTTTTTCAATATCCTTCATCCACTCAGTACTTAGATGTGGACTACAATAACTGCATTTGAAATTACAGGCTTGATTAAAATTAACTTCTAAATATCTAGGATTTACATTACCTTCATCTTTAGATTTTAATGCTTCGTCAACAATACCAAATTCCCAAACATCTTTACTTCTATAGGCACGGTCACTGAGTTGATTACCGCTGTCTTCAATTTGCCAACAAAAATTACATTCATCAGGTCTAACACCATCGAGCATTTTTTTTCTTTGTTGCTTTTTGTATTTTGTATTATGCAGTGAACTTACATCAATTTTAATTTCTTCAAGAGGAATTTTGTGTGAGGGCGGATGATAACAACTATGAGTTTGTCCTGTTGGAATATGAATACTGGTATTAAACCATTTTGCTAAACAGAAACTTGGGCTTACCTCATTTAATTTATCTATGATAACATTTGAATCAAAATAATATTTAGATTCTATCTTATTCTCAACAACTACAGTTTCGTCGCCTTTGATATTTAAAGTATCTCTCTTTTGATTTTTTTCAAACTGTTCACGCAGCCAATTAAAATCATTTACTTTCTTTTCAATATTTTCTTCCGGAGAATCTAATAGGTTAATTGCAAATTCTGCACCAGACCTAGAATAACTTTTAAAAACATGGTCTTTATCGTTTTTTCTCCACTTTGCTAATCTTTCTTTAACGATTGTATCTTTTGGATACAATTTTGAATGTCGATATAATTTTACACATTCTCTAACAGAACTTCTCCAAACAGAAAATGGGTCTGTATCAAATTTTGTGACATTGCTAACTTTTTCAATAACTTTAATTTTGTCCGAAACTTGACTAGTAAAATCAACTGTGGTCCATTCTTTTAAAGATAAGATCTTATCTTTAGAAAATAGTTTTACTCCACCATATCCATATTCTAAATCATTTACTGGATTTTTAGAATGCCAAATATGAGTAAAACTACGATCAAATATTCCAGGTTGAAAATTAAAATTCCAATCATCAGTTAGGTACGCATCACCGTCTACAACATACAACATATCAGTATCACTGATCTCTGCGGCTAATTTATGAGCATTGGCAATTCCTTGCACTCCATCAATTCTTTTTGCCCAAGGTGCTTTTTCTAAAACTCTTTGCCAATTTTTTTCTGCTTCTGGTTCGTTATAAGAAATAAAAATAACATCTAAAATATCAGGAAGGTTAGGAGTTAAATATCCCATCTCTTTATCTAAATTAGAATTTTTATTTTCTAATTTGTAAATCCAAATTTTTTTATTGTTGGTAAATTCAGTATCAATATACCAAATGAAATTATAGTTTAAATCATAATAAACAGGATAATCTTTGATTTCAAAATTAATATTACCTAAATCCGGATTTCTATTAATTACAGGAGTTACATATCCCATATCTTTAATACCCAAGGAATTTTTGTTACTCACTGCTTTGCAAGAAAAGGCCCAGATTTTTTTGTCGCCTGTGAACTTAGGATCGATATACCAAACTAAGTCGTAGTCTTTATCCCAAACATTTAAATTAAAATTTTCCCTAGGATCATTTAAAAGTGTAAAATTATCACGGAAGGCTTCGTTCTTTTCCCATTTAACTCTTTCAATTCTTTTTTTAGGAATTTGAATTTCGAACGATAGATATGTTTGCCTAGAATCCCAGTTTTTAGAAAAAACTTTTGCGTACCACTCTCCCTGATACGATATTACTAGACAGGCACCAATTGGTAAGGGAACGTTAGGAACATAATATTGAAATTCATTTTCCCAATCAAAAGATATTTGAGGATCGGGATTAACTACAATAAATTTTGCTCTGTTTTTTCCTAGTTTATACAGTTCAAAATCGTAATGTCTCCCGTCACCAGAAAATTTTACCTGTTTTATTTGATCAGATGGAATTTGATAAGATGTGTTAGTCAGCATAGTTTACTAATTATCTATCTTTACCACCATTGATAAATTAATTAGAACTAGGCAAATTTACATAAGAAGTTAGAACAGTTCCAGAATTATTAAAACCATAGAAGAATCTGGTTACAGTTCCGTCTAGTACGGGACCGGAATCTAATTGATAATATCTTCCACCTATGTCTGCATTGGAATAGTAGTGTAATGATCTAGTCAAATTCTTTAGTGTTTTATTAAATGACTCGCTGTCAGACAATTGACTCTGTAATTGATTTAATGCAATGGTCAAGTTCCCATATCCGTCATCTTTAACTACGAACATAGATTTATCAGTGTCTGTTTCAACTCCAAAATATCGATCATATTCAGTGTCAGTTTCTGGGTACTGTCCGTCGGGTAATCTTTCAGGTTTAACTCTGTAAGCGTAGACTCCGTCGCTGTCTCTCTTACCTGTAAGGTAAGATCTCTTTTCTCCAGTTAAAGGAATTCTATAAACAGTGGCCCAACCCGAATAAGGATAATCTGTATATGTGCCAATAAAACTTAATGTTTCAGTAGCGGTATAGGCTATTCCACCCTCATGCAATTCTGGAACATTGTCGCCACCTACGCCTACACCTATAGTCAATGTTCTTTGATTATCGATAATATCGTAACTCATTCCAACAACACTATTATCTGGTGCAGCAGCACTGATCCAACGACCTAAATTAGCAAATCTTTCTTTGTCAATATCTAAGTTCACAACACTGGTTATGGTATTTACAGCGCCTAAAGAGGTGACCGTAATTGTAGCAGTATAAACACCATTTTGATTATTAATGTCCTGTGCTCTAAATCTTACTTTAAAATTATTACCGTTGATCGGTCCAGGTGAAAATGCAGAACTATCCGAATTTATAGTTACAGATAATGGAATAGTTACATTATTTCTAGCAATTAAGTTAATAATTGGGGTAACACCATAATCTAGTAAAAGTTGCTGACTAAACGCTGATGCTGTAGTTAATTCAGTAGTCGGATTTATTCTATTGATTTTAAAATCGTATGTTTCTTGAACACTAGAAGACGTTAATACTTTGTAGTTACCCAAGCCCCAATCTGATTGAACTACTAAGAAACTAGAAAACTCCCCGGGAGTATCTCCGTAATAGCCTACTACAACCGTGCCAGTATTCCCCGGAGCAATGGTCATTGTAGTTGTACTATGAAACACTGCTACAGTGGCTCCCGGTTGAGGGATATTCTGTAGAACATTAGTAATGTTTACAGAAGTAGTTCCTAAATTAGAAATGTATAATGTTTGAGTAGTGGCCTCGGTAAATCTTCTAAATCTGTTGTAAACGGTGCTGCTAGTGTAATTATTAATAAAAACTTGTGTACTTGTGTTGCCCGGTGGAAATACAAACTGCGGCATAGGATTTGGAGTAACTCGAATAATCCTAACTGGGGGTTCAACAAATGAAACAGGTCTTTCTTCTGGTTCCCAAAGATGCTTAGTAGTTTCTAAAAATGTTGCACGGGGTCCTTGAATAATTTGCCCAGATCTCATATATCCAAAATTGCTAAAAATTTTTAGTTTGTTGATAAAATTTGAAATAGACATAGTTTTAATTATTCTCCAGGGCCACCATCACCACCGCCACCATCACCACCATCACCACCATCACCACCATCACCATCAGGGCCGCCGCCACTGTCACTGGGACTTCCTCCGTCGTTTCCGCCAATGCCCACTGCTGCGCTTTCACCTGCCGGTGCTGTGCAACCAGAAGGTGACGAAGTTTCACCTGGAGGACAGCCGGGATCTCCAGGAGCAGGCCCAGGCTCTCCAGGAGCAGGGCCTTCCCATCCACCGGAGTCACCGGGATCGTAAGGTGGGGGTACATATGGAGTTATAATCAAAACTGGGGGACTGTAAGCAGTGATTGTACCCGTAAAGTCTATGACTCTTAGTTCAAGATAAAAACTTTCTCCAGGGTCATCAATACCATCAGAAGATATAGGCCTACTGATAGTACCTTCACCTATGCTGTCAATTGTAACTGTGCCCTGCAGGCTAGCATCTGCAAAATCGCCTACAGTACACCCACCCTGCAGCACAGTGGTCCAATACAGTACAGTACCAGTGGCCACACCCACTGTGGTGACCTTAAAATTTACTGTGTTACCCTCGTCAACTTGTGTAACCCCCAGTGGGTCAGTGTTGATAGCATAGTTGGGATCTGGGTCAGGGGGTGGGGGTGGTACTGAATAAACTTCCACAGTGTTGGTAACTGTTACAGATTCGCTGAGCAGCCCACGTTGTGCATTTACTGTTATAGATCCATAATAAAAACCATTGACATTGGTTGCAGTAAAATATTCTGTGTTAAAAGTAGTACTGGCCAAAGGAGCCAGTACCAATGGAGTTGACAGTGTGACCAATGCTGCTGTTTCATTAGCACCTTCGCCAAAATTAGTTAAATCTGCGCTGTGTGTTATTGACGGGTTATCATTAAAACTAAAACTAACGATAGTGGCCGATGTCAATGCCACGTTGGTAAGTGTAAAATCTCCCTGTGCCATATCAGTTCCTTAGAATCTCCAGGTATAGCCATCGGGCTGTATGGTTAGACCCCCAGCCTTGAGGTCTTGATAAAGTGCAGTAAATTTAAACAATCTACCTTCAGTTTTTTCCACGGTCAGTGTTATACTCAGTGTGCCCGTGGTATTGGTTATTATCACTGTGTCATTGCCCGCAAGATACTGATTTCTCCCATATTCATAGATGTTAACATCGGGCGGGTTGGCCAAGGCCTGTAGTTGAAGAATAAAATTAGACCAAGCAGTGTCAGCAGCAGTTTCACCAGTGGTAACATCAAACGTGGTATTCCAAACTAATTTACCCCCGGTGTTAAAGAAATACTGTGCAATTTCTTCAGTGGCAAAACCCATGCGTACTATGTGACTCATGCTCTGTAGCCAACTGGTATTGGTACTGGTACTGACGCCCTGTACTGTGTCAGTGTCAAAGTCCACATTGATAATTTTACTGTTGGTAACAGTATTAATAAAGTATTGATTAGGGTGAATATTATATCGATTTGAATTCAGTTCTAGAGCCAAATTGTACAGCGAGTTGGCCAGTTGCGGCGAAACCACAGAAGCAGTGGTAGGAGCCAACGTACTGGTTGTGGCATCATAGATATGCTGATGTATGTTGTTCATGTCAAAGATCAACGCTGACCACTGGCTAGTGGTAATTTGGTTACGTGCAGTCACGGGCACAGCACCCAAAAAGGCCACACCATAGCCGCTGGTGTTTAGACCTATAATATTGTCTACAATGTCTCGTATATCGTTATAATCGGGGCGTGCAATTACAGTGGTTTCGGGTGTTGTTGGTATAGGGAAACTCATATCTAGTCCTCAGCACTATTTATTCAGAATTTTTATCAAGGAAATTTACGGCTATTAAATACTAGTTTAATGATGCTTTAACAGACCTATGACTCAACGAAGATTCAAACACAGCGGAACCTGGGGTGATGTGATTTACTCACTGAGCCTAATGCGATATCTAGGTGGGGGTGAATTTTATCTACATCTAAACCAAGTAGACTGGATCACCAAATATTATTATGGAAACAGCAGTGACCCTTATCATCAAGGGCGCATGACTGCCAATGACCTTGAGTGGGCTAGAGACTTTCTAGAGCAGCAACAGTATATTACCAAAGTCGCTGCCCTAGATCCACAGACCACAGAAATCACTGACAACCTAGACAATTTCAGACCCTTGTTTGTTGGCCACCCAGCCAACTACATCACAGTTAATTTCTGGAGTAGAAACATCAGAGATCCCGAGATCATTGATCGTGTCAGCAGAGAACCCTGGTTAACAGTCAACAATGCTAAACCTTGGGATTCCAGACCCTGGGTTGTTAATCGCAGTGCTCGAGGGTTCACAGGCCCTAGGCCACACCCCCACTGGTATGAACTCCGCGAACAAGGGCTAGAATCACGGGCCATATTCGTGGGTCTCAAAAGCGAGTATGAAGAATTCTGTCGTGAGTTAAAGATCAGCATACCCCATGCAGAATCCAGTACCATGGGGCAGTTAGCGCAGTGGATCGGGGCCGCAGAGTTATTTTTAGGTAACCAAAGTCTGGCCCTGAGCCTGGCCCAGGGTCTGGGTGTCAAGTATCAATTTGAACCCAGAATAGACCTACCCCTGGAGCGCAACGAAAGTTACATAGCACAGCATGGAAGATCCACAGTATTTCCCGGAGTCAGAGAATGAAAATTAAACGAGAAAAATTAGGTATTATACAGAGCCGCGGCCTGGGCGATATATTCATAGCCCTGCCCATAGCATACTATTATCACTGCCAAGATCGAGCAGTGTATTGGCCCATATGTACTCAGTGGGTTGAAGAAATGACAGAGATTGCACCCTGGTGTACGTGGATACCCGTGACTCCAGATCGGGGTGAATTCTTCTATGATCGCCCCCTAGAGTTATTAAAACAACGGGGCTGCAAAGAAATCATACCCCTGTATCAAGCACTGTCGGGGCACAGAGAATTCCTCAGCGAACCCTATTTCCAGCATGTCAGTTTCGACCAATACAAGTATCTCCGAGCCGGTGTACCATTTAGTGAAAAATGGCAGTTAGCAGACTGTATATCCAGAAGTCAAGAAAGAGAACAGGCATTGTATGATCGGGTTCGAGGAGACAATGCTAGACCCTACATAGTGACACATCTCACAGCCAGCGAAAGCACAGTGGAGTTAGATCCCGGCCTAATCCCCGAACTTCACGACGTAGTGCCCATAACCAATGAAGGATATCTAACAGACTGGCTCACAGTAATTGAACGTGCAGCGGCCATAGTCATGACCGACAGCAGCATGGCCAATATAGTGGACCAACTGAAAATACCCGTGGAAAAATACTTTATCCCCCTGCATCACATACAGTTAACCCCGGTACATACCAGTGATTGGATTTGGTTAGACAATCCCAAACTGAATCCAAGAGCACGAATCTTTACCAGCAATTAAAGAAATTAATATGCACATAGAAATAGCAATCAGCCCAGGCGAATACTGCGATCGAAAAAGCATACTGGAAATTAAAAAGGCCAGACTCAGTGATCCCACTAAACTGGCCAATACTGATCGAGAACTTGAAGACTTAATTCTACGTGGTGAAAAATTAGAATTTAACCAAGAAGTGAAAAGGTTAGCCCAAGAACTCAAAGAAGTTAATGCTAGACTATGGGACATAGAAGACTTCAAACGCAGATGCGAAGAAGAAAAGAACTTTGGCAGTGATTTCATACGAGCCGCTAGAGAAGTATATATCTATAACGATCGCAGAGCACAGATCAAACGTAGAATTAACATATTGATGAACAGCGACATCATAGAAGAAAAAAGCCATAAGACTGTGAATACCCCGCTGTAGGGATATATCAAATACAGCATATACAGCATATACAGCAAATACCCCGCTGTAGGGATCTATATAAATGCGCTGCGCTGCGCTACAACGAGCCCTAGGGAAAACCCAAACCAAACCCAAAACTGTTGATCCCTGTATATACGTGTATGTGCGTGTATATATGTGTGTGCGTATAGCATTTGAGCGGGCGCGGCGTGTGGGCAGCACCCGAGGAGCACAGTGGGGGAACTTTGGAAGGACAGTGGGGGAACTTTGGAAGAACAGTGGGGGAACTTTGGAAGAACAGTGGGGGAACTTTGGAAGAACTTTGGAAGAACAGTGGGAAAACTTTGGGGGAACTTTGGAAGAACAGTGGGGGAATGGTTTGAGTATTTTAGCATTACCTGTCATCCCCACCACCGTTACTACAGTTCTACACAGTGAAATCACAGTGAAAATCCTGCCAAAATGTCCCCGAATCCCCGGAAAATCCCCGAAAAAACCATTGAAAACTTTAAAAAACTACCAAAAAAACACCAAAAAAATCACAGAGTTCTAACACTATAAATACAGTGCTAGACTAGGAGTATTAAAATTATGGAACCTGATGATGATTTTTCTAACGATCAGTTAGACTTTTTCGACGATCTCGAATCCAGTTTAGAAGATGAGTTTGACTACAGTGAAGAAGAATTAGAAGAAAGTGAATCCGAAGATGATCTCGACTTTGACGAGGAAGAATAAGACAGATTCGCGTTTGCAGTTGATCGTGGCGGATTCACAACAGTGGCGGATTCACAACAGTGGCAGATTCACAACGATCGTGGCGGAGAAGCCACAGGCGGAGTGCCGGCGGTGTGGCAGAGATGCCACAAAATTCAGAATTTGACAGCGTCAGCGACTAGTGCTATACTTGGCTCACACTGCAATTAAGTTCGTAGACTGCAATAAATAATGGCAACAGACGAGGTGAATCTAATGCGACTAAACGAAATCACAGAACCTACAAAGGTTTCTCCTAGAAAAGAACGGGCTCTCAAGCACAGTATTAGTGCAATTACTCGAGAGTTTCCCAGGGCTTTCAAAGCCAAACACTATAGAATTACTACAAAATGGGTCAACGAATTCAAAGCACATTTGGAAGTTCACATTGACAATCTTGCACTGCAAAGGGACAAAAAGTCCTATGACTTTTTGATCAGCGATGTAGAAGGCATATTGAGACACAATGACAACATTGCCAAGTACACTTATTTGGGTGGTGCTGATCCTATGGGTCCCGAGCCCTTGTTCCACTATGCTGTTTGGGAGTTGACCTTTCCCTACAATCTCTAGTAGTTGACAGGGTCTTTGAACTCTGTTATACTGCAAGAACAGTAACACGCTAGGAGCAGAAGGTGCAACAAGGCTATACACTGGAAATCTACAAACTGGATCGGCGCTGCCGCACTGGTGAAAAGTTAGTCAGCAAGCAGGATTATCCAGGTTACTCTGGTACTGCTATGATGGACTTGGTCATGTACCTGCGCAGTTCGGGCCAGTATCCCAAGGACCAGTTTCGCTTGGAGTTCTTTGAAACTTTGGTTCTGCGAGTCAACCACATCTCTGGTGTGCAGTTCTGGGAGCGCTACGATGTGCCCTACTTCTGCAGTCCCAGCAGTGAGACTTACTGGAGCATGTAAAGACCCAGCACTTGACAGGGTCTCTGAGTTCTGTTATAGTAGACACATTGAAACACAACGTTCCCTCAACGACCTAACTGCTAAAGGAGCACAAAATGGTCAAGTTCGCTGCTGTTACCCCGGGTTCCGTGGTCCAACTGGGTCGCTTCAACAAGGATCGCAGTCCCCTGAGCCACTCGGTGGGCATGGTGGTCAGCAAGGAGATCACCAAGATCGGCAACAGCACCTGGACCGCTATTGGCGTGCAGGTGGGTCCCCGGCAAGTGGAGATGGTGTCGCTGCACAACATCCGCGAGTTGCTGGCCTGAACATAGCAGTTGACAGGGGCTTTGTCCCCTGTTATACTGTGTTCACAGTGAGCAGCAAGGAGCAGAGCATGTGGTATCCAGAAGACATGACACAAGACGATATCATGGAGTTCGAGTACGAGTACAATCGGCTCCGTGACATCGAAGAAGGTCGGGGCTTTTGGCTTGTGAACGCAGAGTGCCAGGTTGTGGCAGATCTGCAACGGGCCACTGAACTGGAGAGTTTGGAGATTTAAAGAACTTGGGAGTATGGCGCAGCGGTAGCGCAGCGGACTTTTAATCCGTTGGTCCAGGGTTCGAATCCCTGTGCTCCTACCATAGTTCAGCGCATTAGCACTGACTGCTACCACAGTCAGACGTATTGGTAGATATGCCGGGCTTGCGGGCGCGGGCAGTGTGCTGAACTATGGTAAAGATTTGGAGTGTTGGCAGAGTGGTCGATTGCGCCTGACTGTAAATCAGGTCCTAACAGCACGGTGGTTCGAATCCATCACACTCCACCAAATTTATCCCCCACACATCGGATGGTTCGGACAATCCGGGAAGGCCCGGGCGCGGGGGGAGAGCAGCAGAAAGCCGTGACGGCTGCTCATCTTTAACCCGAGACTTGACAGGGTCTTTGTTTCCTGTTATAGTAGACACACTGACACACAACGGAGCGTGAAATGATTGTTTTTCAAAGCGGCATTGAAACTGTCAAAACCCGCGACGCCCTTTACGGCAGCGACGATGCCATTCGCAAAATGGCCACTTTGATGATCGTTGACATGGCAGAGGGCAATACTGACATGGTCGTCGACATGTTTGACGAGTATAAGTCCAAGGACGATATTGAGCGGGTATTTCAAAATCTCAGCGAACAGGCCGCTGACACATTTGAAGATCATTTTGAGTATTTCAAAGAAAAGATGTTGCAGTATCTGCGCAATGCCCGAGTCACTGCACGAGTGCGGCGTTTGGAATATGACGTTGACGGCCGTTTAAGCGACGTCACTGTTGAAGTTGATGTCGAGTCGGGCAAGCCCGCCGTTTAATTCAATATAGGAGTTGAAAATGAAAGATCTTGTTGTCAAAACTATTGTCAGTGCCGAGCAAGTCGAAACAGTGGCAGAAACTGTTGCAGATAGATTCAGGGATGAGCATTACCAAGATTTTTCTCAAGATCATGAGTATATCGAGTTATTTGATTTCATTGGTCTTGATCTCGATGATCTCAGTCAAGCACTGGCTGCAAACTCCCTGTTTCGAAATCTCATCTGCACCTATGTGCAGAAATATGGCCAACAGTTTTTGGATGAACCCTACGAGTATTGGGACATTGAGGAAGTTGACGAAGTACTTATGTCCGTCCCAGGATACAAGGAGTTGTCCAACTGGGCCCGCGATGCCGCTGACATCTTCAACGATGCAATTTATAGTCGAGACAACACCATCGACGATGACTGCGCTCGTGCGATACAAGTACTGAAGGCCGCAGGGTTTAAGATGGTTCGTGCTTGACAGGGTCATTGTTCCCTGTTATAGTACAGGCATTGCAAAGGAGCCAGTGATGAGCAATTACCGCCGTAGTCGTGTTTTCAGTCATGCCCTGCTCAGCGCAGTGGAACAGGGTCTGTTTGACAAGGACAATCTGATCAACGATCTCGTGGGCTGGATGAGCGAAGCAGACGTTGAGGAGTTTGTTCGCAAGAACGATCTGCTTGAACTTGTGGGCTTGCCGGACGAAGAGTCCGATCCCATGGACGACTTCAACTATGTGGGCAACCGCAGTCACTACTGATTGAACGGTTGACAGCGCCGCTGCTTGACGCTATACTGCAAGAACAGTAACACATAGGAGCCGACGATGATTCCAGCACACACTAAGGCCGCCCTGGACCGCTATGTCGAGCACAAGATGCTGCCCGGCGGCTTCTTGATGGCTGTACTCAGCAACGATCTGTTCGGTGCTGTGGGACGTGCAGACAGCGAGAACCTTGCTGCCCTGCCTGACATTGTCCGGTATGTCTACAACCAGATGCCTGCTGATTCCTGGGGCAGCAAAGATCAGATCTACAAGTTTGTTGAGACCGCTTTCTACGATCGTGTAGGAGAGTAAACTATGGCCAAGACCATTCGCGAACAGTTGCTAGACGATGTGCTCGAGCAGATTGCACGAGATGTTGACAATGGGGATATGACCGCAATCCAAGAACTGATTGCACATCTGCCCGACAGTGTGCTTGAAGCCTACCTTCCTGAGGAGAACTGAAATGCCTAATTGGTGCAATAACTTTATTCAGATTCGTCACAAAGATCCGGCCATGATTGAGCGAGTGCTCAAAGGCAAGGACGGGCTGTTTATGGAATTCTTTCCGACTCCTGAGCCCTTGACAGAAACTGTTGTAGGCTATCCCGGTGAGGACAAGCAAGCCGCACAGGCTGCACAACAAGCAGCCAACCTCGAACAGTTTGGATACAAGGACTGGTATGATTGGAATGTGGCCAATTGGGGTACCAAGTGGGATATTGAACTTGGAGGTATCGAGCGTATGGACGACAATTCGATCAGCGCTTTCTTCGATAGTGCTTGGTCGCCTCCCATTGGGGCTTATGCTCAACTCGTAGAAATGGGTTTTGATATTGATGCCATGTATTACGAGCCCGGCATGGCTTTCTGCGGTCGCTGGATCAACGGCTTAGACGATTTCTGGAACCTCAGTGACATGACCGCCGAAACGGTTTCCAGTTTGATCGACTCAGATGTCGACGAGCAATTTGCTATCTCCGAAAATATGGCTCAGTGGGAAGAAGAAGCCCGGGCTGACGAAGAATCTAATCAGTAATCCAACGGTGTGGCAGCAATGTCACACCTCCGGCACTCCGCCCATAGCCCGAGACTTGACAGGGTCTTTGAGTTCTGCTATACTGCAAAAACACTAAGGAGAACGCGATGTCCTACGTACTACTGTGTCGCAATCAGGGAGGCAAGCCCGATGTGCTGGCTCGCTACAAGACCCGCAAGGGTGCAATGGTTGGCATGCGGGCCAGCAACAAGAACGCAGGCTGGACTCGAATCAGTCGTAGCAATTCCAGTGTCACCGACATGGAATGGTGCGCTCGCAGCAATGGTCTGCCCGTGTACGACTACGGCCCCTACGTGATCATGCACGAGAACCACTACAATCAGATGTATCGTATCAACCTTTGTGAGGTGGAATAATGTGGAACCGTGAAGGTCAACGAGTTGCAGGCATGTACCTGCAGGCCTATGCTGTCAGTGGGCTGGTTACCGAAAGCCGTGTCAAGTACGGCGGCACTGTTCAGCACACGGTCAAGTTGGACAAGCCCATGGAGGTCTTTGGCAGGACTGCCGAAGTTCTGCTCTTGGACGAAGAAGACCTGTTCAAAGTCCCTACGGTTGACTTGAGTTTGCTCTGACGATATACTGCAAGAACTGTAACAAAGGAGTCAGCGATGATTGCAGCGGTGAAGTTGGTCAACGAGCAGTTCATGGGCGAGTTCTACTTCCGCAAGGACCAGGAAGCCACTGCTCGCGGTCTGCTTGCAGAGGGTCACTACCGCAGGACCGGTCCCTGTGTGGTCACTGAACTTCAGGGCGAGGCTGCTGCTGAGGAGATTTTCGACCTTACCAACAATCCCGGCCGGCAAGCAGAGCGCGAGGAGCGTTGGGGTCATTTCCGCAGCGTCAGCGTGGGCGATATCGTCAACGTAAACGGCCAGGACTACCTCTGCGCTTCAATGGGCTGGAAGCGGCTGTAAAGCCCCACCAGTTGACAGGGACTTCGGTCCCTGTTATACTGCACCAACGCTAAAGGAGCAAGTATGGAACAGCAAATTCGTAGGATCATCAACGAAGTCTATTACGACCTCGAGCAGGCCTGTGCTGGAGCAGGTGAACCCCTGTGTGCTGAAAGCCTTGCAGACTACATCTGCGACCGTATGTACGATGAGAGTGCAGAATACCGCGCCATGCCCTATGCCAAGCGCCGTGCCTTTGCAGTGCGCATCTGCAAGGTATACGTCTAAAGACCCACCAGTTGACAGGGTCTTTGTTTGAGCTTATACTGTTGAAACTGTAACAAAGGAGCGCGAGATGAGCAACTTCCCGAACATGAGCTACTGCATGTGCAACAACACCCTGCTGGCCATGCGTCAGATCATCGACGCTATGCGGGAAGAGGGCCCGCAGTTCCTGCTGGAGATGCACAAGGACGAGCGGCGTGCTTTCCAGGAACTGTTCAACACCTGCGAGGACTTCATGAACCTCAGCGAAGAACTGCAGGACGAGATAGAGCGTGAGGGCGAGTACAACGACAGCATGGACGGTGATCACGCCTCCGCGCTGGCCTCCGCGGGCTGGGGTACTGACGAGGACTACGGCTCCGCAGGAGACGACTACTGAGGGAGTGCCGGGGGGTGTGGCAGTGATGCCACATTACCCCGCCACTTGACAGGGTCTTTCAAAGAACTTATACTGCAAGAACTGTAGCAAAGGACTGTGTGATGAAGATCAAAACCGACACCGAACTGACGATCAAGTTGCCCACGACCGTCGAAGTTTCCGATTATCACGAGTTCAAGCAGATCGAAGATCTGCTGCATCGCTTGGGCGCCAAGCGGGCTCGTGTCACTGAGATCGGCTGCAACGATTTCGGTCACTATGTCGGCCTGGTGCATACCTCCAGTGCTCAGCACCGGCGACTGGCCGAGCAGATGATCGCCGAGTTCGAACAAGAGCAACAATAACACAGCGGTTGACAGGGTCTTTGAACTTTGTTATACTGCTGACACTTAAACAAGTTTCCCCCAACGACCTAACTGCTAAAGGAGCACAAAATGGTCAAGTTCGCTGCTGTTACCCCGGGTTCCGTTGTTCAACTGGGTCGCTTCAACAAGGAGCGCCGTCCGCTGAGTTTTGAGGTGGGCATGGTCACCGAGAAGCGTGTGGTCAAGGTGGGCAACAGCACCTGGACCGCTATCGGTGTCCAGGTGGGCCCCCGGCAGGTGGAGATGGTGTCGCTGCACAACATCCGCGAGGTGCTGGCCTGAACATAGCAGTTGACAGGGGCTTTGGCCCCTGTTATACTGCTGACATTGCAACAAAGGAGCCGACGATGAGCCGTATCAGTGATTTGGAAATGGACCTGCAAGACGAAATCCTCCGAGGCGAACTGAGTTATCATCAGATCGCTCAGAAGTATGACGTGCCTCTGAGCTGGGTCTACGAAGCCGCTGATCACATCATGGATGATCAGTACGAGCAAGGCTATCATCACGACAGCCTGGAGCGTGATCACGACGAGCCCTACGAGCCCGAGGGCGGCGAGGACAGTTACCTGGATTCGTCCTACGAGGACCAGTACGATCTGGGCGACTACTGAGGGAGTGCCGGGGGGTGTGGCTAATACGCCACACTTGCTTTTTTTGTGCATAGTGCTATAATGCTTGCACACTAACACAAAGGAGCAGCAAAATGCAAACGACGGACAAAGACTTTGTTGCAAAAGAGAGCAATGCGGGCGCAGTGTATGCTAGCAAAAAGCGTAAAGTGCGACTTGAACTTGAAGGCGAATGGGCACACGGAGATTGGTGGCTTGGCGAACACTATGGCGCTTACATGCGCGACAAAGTGACGAAGGACTTGCTACTGTGCGATGACAATTGGAATGTGCTGTACACTATACGCGACAAGCACTACAAGGCGGATGTTGCGCGGCTAATTGAGCAAGGACTGTAACACTGTGGCACGGGCACTACACTTGACGATGCGCAAGTGTAGTGCTATACTGCTGACTTGTTAACACAGGAGCGCGAGATGACTGCAAAGTTTGCACAGTACATTACTGAAACTGACGAGGGCTACAACTTGGAAATCCCCGTAAACGAAGAGTTTGCAGGTGTGCTCGTTGAGACTGTAAGCATGTACATTGCAAAGAGTAACGAGTGGGCAGATGAGGATACTGACGAAGAGTGGTATCCGGACGGCGACCTTGCTGTTAACTGGGATATTGAGGGACTGAGCAATAACGAGAACGCACAAACGATGGGAACGCTGCTGCTGCGTAATTTGCACAGTGACGACGACGTTACGCGAGTAATGGGAGAGTTTTACTGGGAGCACGGCTTTGATACTCGGCTGCGCGAGATACTCACTGCTGCGGGCTTTAGCGCAGAGGCTGCTGAGGATGTCAGCGGCAGCGAGTGGGGTATGCAGGACGAGGGGCGTGCTAGTTATGACGCTTATGCACTTGCAAAAGAAGTGCGGGCTGCTTTTGCAGTAGCATAAACAGTGATGGGGTATTGTGTAGCAGCAATACCCCATCGGTTGACAGGGTCTTTGACTGGTGCTATACTGCAAGGACAGTAACGCAACGGAGCAGCATATGTCCCAAAAATTTATTGCACAGCAACATCAACTGCTTGACCTTTTGGCAGAAAGCATCAATAACAAGGACTTTGCTAATGCTTTGCAACACTTTTACCAAGTTGCTGTAAATTGCAATAAACGCAAACTTAAATTCCATCCGTTTTCGGGATATGGGAGAACTCAGTTTGCAATTCGTATGCTAATGCTCAACACACAACTGATTGCCCAAAATGGCGAACAAGCATTAGAAGCACAGAGTGCTGTGTACGAAATGCTTGACGTGTTAGTGTAAGCACCAAAAACCCGCCAGTTGACAGGGACATTGTTCCCTGTTATACTGCAAGGACAGTAAGGAGCAAACAATGTTGACAAACGCACAAAAAGCAACCCGCCTGCGTATGGCAATCGCCGCCCTGGAAAACGCAGATGCGTGGATCCAAGAAGCACTAGGCGACACGGATGTCTGCTTTGAAACCCACAATCGCATCCAGGACTTGGTTGACGACTTGACTTATGATGTTATGGAACTGGAGGGCGCACTATGATTTCAGCAGACACTATCCGCCGCTGTGCTTATCTGCACAATCTCACGCTAGAAGGGCTGCTTCGAAAGGAATACCCTACAGATACTGTGCTGCGTTCAGAGTTCCTGGGCATCTCAAACGGACATCAATTCGTCTACAAAATCGTCTATCCTGATCCGGATGCCGAGAACGGCATGGCTGTAACCAAGATCTTTGTTTGGGAAAACGGCAGCGGCGAACTGGTAGCAGACTATTAACCCTAGAGACGACAGGGATTTCCAATCCTGTTATACTGTATTCACGTTGAAACAAAGGAGCACGAAATGAAAGTTGGCGACACTTGGAAGACGCATCAGGGCGGTACTGTGACTGTAACCAAGACTGGCTTGATCCACCGTGCAGGCAATGCCTACAGCGGCAAGATCGCTGTCAAGGAAGTCAAGGAAAAGCCCGAGAAGCGCAAGGGTTAATGTTGACAGGGCACAGCCCCTGTCATATAATCTTTAGACACTGACACGCTAAGGAGCACTAAATGGCTACTCGTTCTACCATCGCCCTTGAATTCGCAGACGGTACTGTCCAGCAGGTCTACTGCCACTGGGATGGTTACCTCAGTTTCAACGGTAAGATTCTGCAGGAACACTATTCGGATCCGTTCAAACTGCGCAGTCTCATTGACCTGGGCGATATGAGTTCGCTGGGTCCGGGAATTGGCGAAAAGCACGATTTCGATAATCCGCACAAGTACGGCACTGATGAGTTTTTTGCTGAACAGACTCGCCGGCGCAATTTCACTACTTTCTACGGTCGTGATCGTGGCGAACCTGGTTGTGAAGCACGCCGCTTTAAGAATTACACAGAATATCTGCGCGAGGCCCAGTTCGAAGAATACAACTACATTCTGCGCCGTGACGGTAAGTGGTATGTTTCGGAAGACCGGTTCTTCGTGCCGCTGACCGAAGCCTTTGCTATCGAAGCCCGAGAGGGAGAAGAATGATCAAGGTCATTACTAACAGCCTGGGCAGTGGCGATTGGATCCATATTAAGGACGGCGATTACACTATTTTTGAGGGTCATCGTCTAGGGGTACAAGATTTGGTATTCCTCCTCGGACGCTTTGCTAATGCTAAACTAATCGAACTCACAGATGAAGAAATGGAAGACGGGGTGGGTCTATGAGCAAGATGGCAGAACTGGCCTACGATATTGAGCAACTCTATATTGACGGGCATAGAGCCAAATCTATTGCCAAAGTCTTAGACTGCCCCGTTGAGTTGGTGCTTCAGTGGATTGCGGAGCAAGGTTGCAAACCCTTCGACGAGTGGGATGAGGCTGCACAGAATCGGTTGATTTCAGATGTGGTTGCAGAAAAACAACACTGAAACTGGTTGACAAACGCCCAATCCAGTGCTATAGTAGTGACAATGCGAAACGGTTCGCAGATTTGACAAACACACACAAAGGAGTTTTCCATGTCTAATTTTTCTCATGCAGGCGTCAGCCGTTACAACGGTGAAATGAAGGTTCGTTTTGCCAACGATTCTCTCCGCGTCAAGGTCCTGGCCAAGCACGGTCACAAGGATATCGACCTTATCGAACTCAAGCACCCGATGACCAAGGACGAGGCTATCAAGTTTCTGATCAGCATCGACTTTGCCACTCGCGACGGGGTCACCAATCAAGAGGTCAAGTCCGCTCTGGAAACCGCGCTGGAAAAGCGTACCGAAAAGCCCAAGGCTGAGAAGCCCGCCAAGGCTGAGAAGCCCGCCAAGGCTCCTAAGGTCAAGGCTGAGAAGCCGACCATGGAGGGCATTAAGGCCAAGGTTGCTGCAAAGAAGACTGCTCCCAAGAGCACCGTTACCAAGGCTGAGGTCAAGGCGCAGTTGGCCGAAATGGAAGACGCTCCCTTCTAAGAACTGCCGTGTGAAGGCGCCCGGCGTGCCATTGGGGCAGTAAGACCGGGTTTCTATACTGTGTTCTAAAAATGAGCAAACTACAATTATTTGGTCGTCCTTGGGTAGTTTTTGATCCAGAAAACAAACAGCACAGGCGTTGGTTTGCAGAGTTCCAGAAGTCGGGAACTTGGGGTCGATGTCCGGTTCGATTCGTCGTCAATGATGATCATGGGGATCTACTAACGATGATACAACGAGAGTTGATCAGTCATTATGTAGACAAAGAATTTGGCAAAATTAGTTCTTGACCTGGAGGTGTTGTTTTTCCTATAATTGTAACACTTTAAAGGAAAAACAATAATGAAAAGAATTAACCCTAACACGAAGACACATAAGTTGTTTTCTGCAATGAAAGAAGGTCAGAAGTTTACCGCAAGTCAAGCAGAAAAGCGTTTTGGTATCAAGAATATCAGTGCCGAAGCAACACGTATTCGCCAAGCAGGTTATCCTGTTTATGCGAATACTCGTAAGGCTGGTAACGGTGTTGTTGTTACCGAGTATGAGTTGAGCAATGCTAGCCGTAGAATCGTTGCTGCTGGTTATCGCGCGATTCAATTAGGTCTAGTCTAAAAGGTCGCTCCTAAGTCCGGGGGTAGTGTCCCGGCATCCGAACCCCGCCATGCTGGGAAGCACCGCGGGGTTCATCTTTATCCCTAGACTTGACAGGGTCTTTGATTGGTGCTATAGTACAGACATCGCAGCAAGGAGCACACGATGAGCCAAACGCAAAGCATCATTGTTTACCGTAACCCGGTGGAACAAGCATTCTGGGAAGGGTTGATGAACAGTACCGCAACCTGGCCTACCATGGTTGGTATTGGAGTGTTCATTGTTTCATTCCTCATCTTTAACTTCCTACTGGAGAAAATCCTATGGAGGCTTCGTAGTAAACAATACAAAAATCACGCCATTTATGCCCTAGCCCTATCTTTTGCTTACGGTGTTTCAACCATCGCTTATCTTTGGATCTAAGGAGAAATAATATGACTTCAAATGATTTTCAAAAAATCGGATTCACTATCATTTGTGTTTTGATGATGTTCGTAATAGTAATGGTAAGTGCTCACAATGGCAGAACCGATATTCAACGAGATTGCGAAGTCTTTGGTGCTTTCGCCAACAATGGCAAAGTGTTCGAATGCCGAGAAAAGACTAAAGCCCAGTAGTTGACAGGGTCTTTGTTTGGGCTTATACTGCAAGAACAGTAAGGAGAGCGGCACATGGGCTACAAGGTGTTGGGCAAGACCGAAGAACTGTTCCAGGGCTATAGCAAGATCAAGGGCCTGGAAGGTCCGTTCCTCAAGGGCTGCAACCGAGTTGTCTACTACGACCCGCGTGAAGGTAAGTATTGGGATCCCAAGACGGACTTTTACCTCTCCAACGAAGAAGTTGAATTCCTGGATAACCAACTGATTAGGATGCTGGCGCGATGAACGAACGAATTCAAAAACTTATTGAACAAGCCACAACCATTGAGTATGGAGTGGATAACGGCTTTGACCGTGTGACCTTTGACAAAGAAAAGTTCGCCGAGTTGATTGTTCGGGAATGTAGCCGAGTTGCTAAACTTGAAGTTGGCACAAACAGGGTATGTGATGCGATTGAAAAACATTTCGGAGTTGAAGAATGAAAGTTTATGTAGTTCATCGTACTTGTCGCAGTTACGTACGGGATGATGCGATGGAGAGTGATGTGGTTGGTGCATACACTGACAAGGAAATTGCTCATAAAGTTGCTCTTATAAGTCATGGTCGTTATGAAGAAGTGGAAGTAGATTACGTTTTTCCTGGTATTAAAGCCGCTGCCTCTGAGTTCGGGTTTTCACTATAAAACCAAATTGACAATAAATCGGGCTAGTGTTATACTGTATTTCTAGTGAGCAATAACTGGAGTCTGAAATGAACGAACGAATCAAAGAACTTGAGATTCAATCTGTTTTCTATAATGAAGACACTCAATCGTGGGAGTTTGATCGAGAGAAATTCGCCGAGTTGATTGTCCGGGAGTGTGCTGAATTATTGAAAAAAGAAAGTGAAGAATATTATATTGTTGGAAGTGATTACTGCGAACATTCCAAAGCAGAGGCTTTTAATGAAGCCGTTGATTTGGTAAAACAACATTTTGGAGTTGAATGATGAATAACAAGTTGATCAGTGATGAAGAAATTCCTAAGGTCTTTCGCATAGACGGCCGCGCTCATGTAGTACTGTCTACGATGAAGAATGTACATTACAGGGTATTGGTATTACCTACGGGTGGTGGAGACCCCAAGTGGCTGTCCAACGATACGGTTCGTAGTCTACTAGGTCGCAAGGACGAATTAATTGGAGTTGAATGAAATGATTACTGTTGAAACACTTCGTAAATGTTCGTGGTTGGACTCTACCACCCTTGAAACATTGATTCGTAAAAATCATCCCAATGATTAAGATCGCTGACAAGGACATCAATGAACTCGAACTCATCGTGGTACAAGACTACCTCCAAAAGCGTGGTACCCGATACGCCACAATCTACAAAGGCAACGACTGCGTCTGGGTGGCCTCTGGGTCATCGAGTTGCCCCATCAACGAGTACTTTATCTTCCGCGAAGGGCACTTGGTTGACATCCAGATAGATTGATTTCCCACCAGTTGACAGGGTCTTTGTTTGGGCTTATACTGCAAGAACACTAAGGAGCACGAGAGATGAAGACCTACGAAGAATACATTCAAGACGCTCGAACGGTCGCCGACTGCTTCAAGTTTCGCAACAAGATCGGCTTTGATGTGGCAGAAGCCATGCTCTACGATCCCCAGTTCAAAAGCCTTGCCCGCGATCGCTATGGTGTGGCAGATAGGCAACTGAAATTTTTTGTTGCAGACGACATTTTTGGTTGACAGGGTCTTTGTTTGGGCTTATACTGCAAGAACACTAAGGAGCGCGAGAGATGAAGACCAACATGTTCAACGCTCGTCATCACGCCCGCGTGGGCCCCGGCGGCTGGTTCTGCACCTGCTGCGGCCCGGCGCCCAAGAACCGCAAGGTCACGGTTAAGCAGCACAAGCGCAAGATCACCCGCATGTTGGACCGCCTGGAGCGTGCCCAGTGAAGATCATGCTTGAGACCACGGTTTGGGACGATCCTATGGTTCCAAATCATGTCTACGTGTTCAATGACAGCATGACCAAGGCCATGGCCTATGTTAGGGCAGGCACCAAAGAACTGTTTCGGTTCAAGAGCCCGCTGAGCATTGACACTCGCGGCAGGACCTTTGTGGAACTTGAGGACAGCGAGCCCGAGCAGCCCGATCCTGATGTGATCGTACGTGTAGGATCAAAGGGCGAAAAATACTACATTTCTCAGGACAAGAGCCAAGGTTGGCAGGGTTGGAGTTGCACCTGCCCGGGCTTCAAATTCCGCGGATCCTGTAAGCATGTGGCGGAAATACAACAGGATCTTTATGGTAGAGATGTTCGTTGACACTAAATAATTTTGATGGTACAATAGAATTATGAAGAAAGCACTAGCACTGATCCTCGCAGCCACTGTGGCTACCCCTACCCTTGCTTGGGGCGATCGTGAACAAGGTGTCCTACAGGGCATCGTTGGCACACTGATCCTGCAACAGATGCATAGAAATTCTCATGCTAGTCAAGTACCACATCCCCAACCTGTTTATGTTCCCGGGCCTGTGATCGTGCAGCAGCCTCCGGTGGTTGTGCAACAACCTCCTGTGGTCTATCAACCTGCACCGCAGAATCCGATCATACTTCAAAATACCGGCATTGTCTGCCCACAAGGACTGGCCGCGTTCTTCAACCAAAGGATCGATCGCTACGGTAGAATCTACTACGTGTTTGATGGTTGCAGATAAACTCACCTGGCTATAGTTCAAGGGATAGAACAAGGGTCTTCTAAACCCTAAATCCAGGTTCGAGTCCTGGTAGCCGGGCCAACTCTTAATAAACTAAAGGAAACTATATATCATGCCTCGCATTCCTACTCATCAATTTGACGATGAATGGGGTGATCCCAACGAATTCGAAATCGAAGACGACGAACCTCGCAATCGCCGTGGACAAAAGATTCCTCGCAAGGATCGCGAACAGAATCGCGACTGGGAAGAAGCACGCCGTGATCACTGGCGTCGTCGCAGTCGAGACGACTACTGAACTGTTGTAAGGCCGCCACAGGCCCGGCACTCCGCCCAGAACCCAGTCAGTTGACAAGGTCTTTGCTCTTTGCTATACTACTGACATGATGAACGCAGCGGAGAGCAAGATGTTCGATATCTATGTCTATGATGCGGATAACGGTGATCTGATCGGCGTTGATCCTGGTTACACCGCAGGTGCCTACAAGGCTGCTGCCCAGCATTGGGTTTGGTACGCAGGCAAGACCGTAAAGGTCGTTGACACCTACGATGGTGTCATCGTCTATACGCTGGGTTGACAGGATCTTTGAAGCCTGCTATACTACTGACATGATGAACGCACACACCAAGTTGGCTCGTCTCAAAGAGCAATACGAAGCACTGATCCGCAATCCTCCTAAGCCCGGCTTTGCTACCCGCCTGCGCCGTATCCGCGATCAGATTATCAAACTGGAATTCGAACTCGGTATCAAATAAGGAGCAGTCATGCAGTGGTTGATCAATTTGTTTATCATCACGGCACCCATTTGGTTGATGCTGGTTGCAATAATCGTTGAGGAGCGGTTTAATGGAAAATGAAATTACCATTGCGGGAATGAATTCCCGTCAACGGGTCTTTGCCGATATCATTTGGTCCTGTGATGAAAAAGATCAGGTAGATAATTTTATCAATAGCCTGCCTTTGCAAACAATGCGAAACGAGGCCAAGGCGGTATTGAATTTGATCATGCTGGCTGTGCTAGAGGCTGAAGAAGATCAGGAAAGTCAGCAGGCTGCTAAAGATCTACTGAACAAGTTCAAGAGTCCCAGAGGTTGACAGGGTCTTTGACTAGTGCTATACTGCAAGAACAGTAAGCAACAAGGAGCAAGAAATGGGACTGTTCAGTTCAGAGAACCAAGACACTTTCCGCGATGTGCTCAAGGCCTTTTCCACTGCTGCGGGCAAGAACTATCCCGACAGCTACGGTGGCTACGGGTATGCTTATCAAGCAGGATACTTTGAAAGTATGTGCAACGAGATGTTCGGGTACCTGCCTAAGAAACTGCAAAAGCGGTTCATCGAAGACATAGTCCGTGCTGCTCAAAAGCAAGAACGCCAAGTGATCGAAAGTATGAATAAGGAAACTGAATGATGATCGATTTGACCGGTAAGCCCATCGAGTTCGAAGGTCAACTCTACGATCGACGGCACGGTGGTCCGTTCGATCGCGGTTCAGCCGATAGTTATTACCATCGCGGATATAACCCGCACTATTTCAAGGGTGATACCTATACTTCAGAGAAGGTTACTTTGGCAGAGATGACTGCAGAGGAGATCACTGCCTACACCGCAGGCTACAATTGGAACGAGATGTTCGGTGACAAGAAGGATTGGCGATGAGCAGACTTGCAGACTTGATCTTGGCTGAGGACATTGTTCGCACTCACGGTAGTCATTGGATGTTTCAAAAAAGTTACACCGATGCACGTCAATTCTATGACATCCGTACCAGTGTAGAGATGGCCTTAGAGCAACAGGATCTACTTGGTCTGTTTGAAGCCCGCAGTGCCGAGGCTGTGGCAGCAACGCAACATCCCGAGACTTGACAGGGTCTTTGGATCCTGCTATACTGCAAGAACAGTTTAACACACAGGAGCGAAAGATGGACATCACTAACGTCATTCACGAAGCCCGTAACGCCGCAGCCGTTGCCACTGAGAACTTCCTCGCCCAGTACGGTGATCGTGAGGCTTGCGGATTTGCTTGGGTTACGGTCTACGAAAAGGGTTCCACGAAGTTGGGACGGGCACTGCTCAAGGCAGGCTTCCGCAAGGCCTACGGTGGCGGACTGCAATGGTGGAATCCGTCGGGCTCCTACACTCAAGCGATCACTGCTAAGGAAGTGGGCGCTGAGGCGGCTGCGAAAATCCTGCGGGAGCGCCTGGGAGTTGAGGCCAGCGCCGGAAGCCGTATGGACTAACAAGTCATTGACAGGGGATTAATTCCCCTGTATAATGCAGACTTTACTTAACACAGAGGATAGAATATGCCGCGCACCGCAGCCGTCAAGAAGCCCAGCAAAGGCGAAGTTATTACTTTCGATTTCGACCAAGACGCTATCAACAAGCGTGAAGCCGAAGTTGCCAAAGAAACTGATCAGCAGATCTACGATCGACTGGCCGAGCGTTTTGCAATCCTGGACGAAATGACTCGTGCTGTGCGCAGCGGCGACGTTCGTGCAATGATTGTTTCTGGCCCGCCCGGTGTTGGCAAATCCTACGGCGTTGAGGCAGTACTTAACAAGGACGGTTTGTTTGACAAACTGGCCGAACGCAAGCCCAGGTTTGAAGTGGTCAAGGGTGCAATGAGCAGCATTGGCCTTTATGCCAAACTCTTCGAATTCAGCGAAAAGGGTTCGGTGATTGTTTTCGACGACTGCGATACTATTCTGGGCGAAGAACTGAGTTTGAATATTCTCAAGGGTGCCTTGGACAGTTCCGAGCGTCGTTTCATCTCGTGGAATACTGATAGCCGACTGCTGCGCAGCGAAGGTATTCCGGACCGTTTCGAATTTAAGGGCGCTGCCATTTTCATCACCAATATCAAGTTCGAGCACGTTCGCAGTAAGAAACTGCGAGTGCATTTGGATGCGCTGGAAAGCCGTTGCCATTATATCGACCTGCAGATGGATACTAATCGCGAGAAACTGCTGCGTATCAAGCAGGTTGTTCGCGACTGCGGCATGCTGGATCGTTATGATTTTGAAGATGCAGTCAAAGTCGAACTGATCAAGTTTGTCGAAGATAATGCCAAGAAACTGCGCGAACTCAGCCTGCGCATGGTATTGAAACTGGCTGATCTGCGCAAGAGTTTTCCTAAGACTTGGAAATCCATGGCTGCTACGACCTGCATGAAACGATAATATGGTACAGCCTATACTACTTTGGGCCACGGTGGGTGCCCTACTCACCGCAGTAGGGTATACCGTCGATAGTTGGCAGTTCTGGTGTTTCTTTGCAACATACTGGGCTGTGGAACGAATTGGTAGAATTGCCGGCGCAACTGAAGGAGTAATTAAATTCCTATCAATGCCGGATAACGAGCAGGAAAAGATTAAGAAACTGCTCAAGGAGAGTATGAAATGAAAGGGTGTCAATGGATCGGTGATCAAACCACAGTGCCTTATCACTATTGCGGAAAAGATACTGTCAAAGATCGAAGTTACTGTGAAGAACACGTTTGGTCAGTATACCAAAAAGGAACCGCAGTAAAGCGAAAGAAGGATACTCGTAGGGCTGAATTGGTTTGGGACTTTCAGAGCGCATTTAACGAAGCAGTTCAAGAACTCGAGGAAGAAGGCTACGACTTTAGCCTCGAACGATGGGAAGCGGAAGAAATCCCCATCACTTGACAGGGTCATTGTTCGGCGCTATACTACTGACATTGCAACAAGGAGCACGTGATGAGCAAGACCTGGATCGCTGAAACTGCTGACATCATGGAACGATTCGAGTGGGATCGAGTTCAAAAGGTCATGACCGCGCTGAACTGGACCTGGTGGTGGACCCCGACCGTCCCCACTGTGGAAGAACTGCAGGCCACTGCGCTGGAAATGATTCACGCTGCGATTCGACTCTACGAGAAAGAAGGTGAATCCACTTCCTGCTCCACAGGCGGATTCGTTGCACGGATTCACAAGTTCAAGAACTCGGAACCGCAACTGAGTCTCCACTTCGAAGTAGCGGATACGCGAGGCATTGCCTAAACAGATGATGTGGCATTTCTGCCACATCATCGGCACTCCATACCCAAGTCTCACCAGTTGACAGGGTCTTTGTTCCCTGTTATAGTACAGACATTGCAAAACGCATTCAGGAGTAAATGAAATGATCCCCAAGAGCATCACCGTCAACTTTCCCAACGACTACGGCCAGATCAACAAGATCGCAGTGATCAAGACACTCCGGACGCTGACCAATCTCGGGCTCAAGGATGCCAAGGACCTCAGCGAAGTGCCCGGCGTGCATAAGATCGCGATCCAGTGTGAGGCGCGCGAGGATTACGCCACGGGCCTGCTGGTCTCTGCACAGGAGCGTTTCGACGGTGCCGTGCGTGACCTGCGAGTGATGGGTCTGTTGGTGGAGGTCAACCAGCATCGCACTTCGGCTGTGGACAGCCTCCGTGCGCTGACCAGCGAGGCGGTGCTTCGCGAGGACTACGAACTGGTCGAGGCGCTGCTGCCGATTCTGAAGAAGTTCGGTTGACAGGCTCTCCAACTCCTGCTATAGTACAGACATTGCAGCAAGGAGTTGAAATGCTTCAAGAGCGCATCGCCCAGGTCCGTGCCAAGATTGCAGAACTGATCACCAAGTACGAAGCAGGGCACCCCGGCCAAAAGATCCCGCAGATCGATGTGCGTTTCGATCTTCGTGGTCGCAGTGCCGGCATTGCAGGACGCCGCGGTTGGAACTACTTCATGCGGTTCAACACCGACATGATGCAGAACGAGGCCTGGGATCACCTCTTCAAGGACACCGTGCCGCACGAACTGGCGCACGTGATCTGCTTTGCCAACGGCAGCGATCGCGGTCACGGTTGGGCCTGGCGCCGTACCTGCCAGTGGTTGGGCGGCAGTGGCGAAACCTACCACAAGGAAAAGGTCGTCTACGCCAAGGGCGAAACCTACGTCTACACCACCAGCACCGGGGCCACTGTTCACCTCAGTGCCACCCGTCATCGCAAGGTGCAGAGCGGTGTGGTCTACCGCTTCCGTGACGGCAAGGGTGCAATCAACATCAGCAGCGCCTACAGCCTGCTTGGAGAGCAGCCGGTGCAGACCGTAAAGCCTGTGACCACGGGAGTGCCGGTTCAGAAGCCGGTTCAGAAGCCCGAGGGTGCTAGCAAGGCTGCTCTTGTGCGGGCTCGTATCGCGCAGGCCAAGGCTCGCGGCGAAGGCAGTTCGGTGGTGGTCAACTTCGCAGTCACCGTGCTGGGGATGTCGCTGTCGTTGGCCAAGACCTACGTGGCTGGAAATTGGCACAAGGCCTGAATCAAAAGTTGACGGGGTTCAGGCCCTACGCTATAATACACACATCGCAACTAGGAGTGCCAAATGAAGAAGGTTTTTGTTTCTATCCGCTACAACGGCCGCAAGTACTCGTACCTGGTTAACGCTCGGTTCGTCGAAGGCCGGGCTGTGGTGTCCCAAACGGTCATCGACGGCCTGCTGGACAAGATCGGCGTGCGCCGAGGCGACACTTACTCGCTCGGTTGACAGGGTCTTTGATCCCTGCTATAGTACAGACATCGCAACAAGGAGTTCGAAATGAACGTAATCGGTCTTATCGTTGGTGGTATCCTCGTTCTGTTCGTTGTGGCGGCTCTGATGAGTCTGCCCGTGATGCTGCTCTGGGACTGGCTCATGCCTACGATCTTCGGACTGCCGGAGATTACCTGGTTCCAAGCCTGGGGTCTACTGTTCCTCTGCGGTCTCCTGTTCAAGAGCCACACCACTGTGAACAAGAACTGAGCAAGCAAGACAGCAAGGAGTAAATCATGACTACTTTCGAATTCGCCCTCTCGATATTCAATCTCGTTGGAATCATTTTTCTGACCGCGTGGGCAACTAAAGCCAAACCTGGAGTTGAACAGATACTCTCCATTTTTGGTATCGTCTGTTTTGCGCTGAGTTTGGCTTTGCGGTTGACTGCAATCTACGTAGGCGCTTGAAAAGATCAAGAACCAAAGAGCCGAGACTTGACAGGGTCTTTGTTTCCTGCTATAGTACAGACATCGCAGCAAGGAGCAGACCATGAAGTGGGGCAAGAAGCAAGAAGCAAAGTGGGCCAAGCAGCGTGAGGCCCGGGAAGAAGGCCTTGCCGCCAACCTCCGCGAAGACATGGGCTGGGTCAAGGATCGCAAGACCGGTGAGTGGTACGATCCCAAAGTTAAGTTCCGCGAGATTATGAACAGCCCCGAGGCTGTGGCAGTGATGAAGCGTCTGAAGGAGCGTTGATGAAAACCTATCAAGCAGTCATTGAACGGGCGGGCCGCAGGATCTATGATGCCTACATGGGCGGCGCCTATGATTACCACAATGTGGTCCCCTGCAGTGAGATTGCCTTTATCTATGAAAAGACCGTAGATGAGGTGAATGCCGACTGCGAGCAAGCCTTCGAGATGATTCGAGACATCGAGTACGAGCGCACTAGATACGCATCCTGAGAAAATAGCTCAGAGGTTGACAGGGTCTTTGTTTCCTGCTATAGTACAGACATCGCAGCAAGGAGCACACGGTGGGTTATATTGTTCGGGACGAAAACGGCATCATGCTGATGGAGATCAGTAATGAAGCGGCACAGCATATCATCCGAGGTTCAAAAGGTCGTTTTCGTCCATACAAGGTAGACAACGCCGCTGAGACAGTGGTCTTTGAGATTCTTGAAGACACGGCATGGCGCATTCCGATAGGTCAAATTTTTCTATGGAGTAAGACTCTGTTGATCCCAAAGGTTGATTGACAGGGTCTTTGTTTGGTGCTATACTGCAAGAACACTAAGGAGCTGACCATGCTGAAACTGATCGGATTTTGTACTGTTGTTTGGGCCCTGTTCTACTTTGGCATCGCTCAACTTATCGCAATTTGGACCGTAGTGGCACTGACTGCTGTGGCCTCTATCTAAGAAGATTGATTAGATAACGGAGCAAGAAATGAATCAAGTTTTCTCTGCTGGTGATCGTGTTCGGGTCGAGTATGCTTTCCGTAGGTTCTACGAAGGAAGTGTGGTCTACACCGTAAAGAACAGCAGTTTCGAATGGGTCTTTGTTCGCCCTGACGACAACAAAATGATCTACACTTTTGGTTCCGCCCGGGATATGGACAACGGTTACAAGGGCTACATTGCCAACGATCCGGTTCTCGGCAAGGTAAAGAAGATTTGACAATAAATCCCAAATCGCATCTGGAGTTGACACCTGATCCATCCTGCCGTATAATACACACATAGCGAAACAAGGAGCAGACGAGATGGACCAAGCAGTTCTGGGATTCTACGATGTGTTCTTCGAATGCGAAGATGATCAGGGCACCTTTGTCGACTATGTGCGAGTTCGTGCCGAAGACGAGCAACATGCCGAAGAACTGGTTCGGGCCAGTTATTTCATGCCCTACGGTGTCCAAGAAGTCGTCTATCGCGGGGAGTGCTGAAATGAGCGATCTTACCTTTAACAGCCGGGACGATCTGATTGACACCCTTTTGGGTGTTCGGTATAGCCTGGAACAGTGTGCTGATCTTGATCAACGGCTGACCCATGCCCGTCATCGTTCGGACTACTACGTTGACCTGATCAACCGTGTGGAAACGCTGATTGACGCTGAACGGGCTCTGCTCAAGCGCCAGCAAACAATCGGTCGATAGCCCACCACTTGACAGGGTCTTTGTTTGAGCTTATACTGCAAGAACAGTAAGCAAACAGGAGCAGATGATGGAACTGAACTGGAACGATATGGTTGATACCCAAGAAGGTCTGCGCTCGATGGTTGGTCGTACCTTCGTTCGTGTAGAAGGTTCGGTGGGCTCGGGTGAGATGGTGTTCGTTGATCAGAACGGCGAGCGCTTTGTGTTCACCCACTTCCAGTCCTGCTGTGAGTCTGTGGACATCAACGACATCGTTGGTGATCTCGAGGACTTGGTAGGTGAGCCCTTGCTGATCGCCGAAGAAGTTCAAGGTGAAGTGCCTGCAGACATCGAGGACGAAATGTTCGAGTCCTACACCTTTACCTTCTACAAGTTCGCTACCCGTAAGGGCTATGTGGACGTTCGTTGGTTGGGCGAGTCCAACGGCTACTACTCCGAATCCGTGGACCTGTGCCACCAAAAGCCCTAAGGTTGACAGGGTCTTTGAGGGGTGCTATAGTACAGACATAGCAGCAAGGAGCACACGAAATGGCACGCGAAACCAAAGCAGAACGACTGGCCCGTGAAGCAGCAGAGCGAGCTGCATACCAAGCAGAGCAGGCTGCTACCTACCCGCAACGGCTGATGGCTATGCTAGAGCGTGCCACAAAGACTAACTGGGAACTGGCTGTCCGCGATGCCAAGTTCGTCCTGAGCGATCGTGACGGCTGCCGTGATCGCTCCGTAGAGCTGACTCTGACCTACTCTACGGAGAATCAAGAAGCCCTGCATGAGTTGGATTGGCGTGTGGAAATCAAGGAAGAAGAGGCTCGTGAAGAGAAGCGTCAACGCAACCTGCGGCGGCAAGCGTTTGCCAAGTTGAGCCCAGAAGAGCAGCAGGCGCTGGGGTTGAGCAGCGAGTTCAACTGGTAAATCACACCACTTGACAGGGTCATTGAGGGGTGCTATACTACTGACATGATGGAGCACACGATGACCGAAGCCCAAGCAACCCGCAAGAAGCGCAGCGACCGCAATCACATCATCTACGAACTCCGTGTCGCAGGTGGGAACTACATTGGCGTCACTGCCAAGACCGAGAGCACGGTGCTGAAGAGTGTGCGGGCCCGTGCTGCCAAGCACTTCTACCGCGCCAAGACTGAGAGCAAGGACTGGACGCTCTGCGCCGCCCTGCGCCAACTCAACGACAAGAACGAGATCGAGATCGTTGTCCACGAGATTGTGCGCGGCAAGGCCGAAGCGCACCGCAGGGAAGTCGAAATCCGCCGTGCTGTCAAGCCCTCGCTGAACACTGACAAGCGTGGCGATTAAACAACACCGGGGCACTTCAGCCCCGGTTGACAGGACTGCTCGCTGAACTTATACTGCAAGGACACTGAGGAGTTGATGATGCTGGACAACCTGCTGCTGTTGGTCTACGTGATTGCGGGCACTGCCCTGGCCATCACAGCGGTCACTGTGATCTCTGTGACCATTGCCAGCATCCTGCTGTGGATCAACGATCGCAAGCGCGGTTGACAGGACTGCTGACTGAACTTATACTGCAAGAACTGTAGCAAGGAGAAAACGATGTTCGACGAGATCACCTGCGAAGAGTTCTACGGCGAGGACCTCTGGGCTGAGTTCCTCGAGGGCGTGCGCATCGAAGTCAACTTCGAACTGCAGGAGATCGCCGACCTGCAGAAGCAGCAGCAGGTCGAAGTGGAACTGGACTCGCTGGTCCTGGGCTGAGCCCACTGGCACTGAACCTCCACAAGGAGCAGATGATGTGGGTTGTAAAGAGATGCGTTCGGGACTACGGAGATGTGATTCGGATCGCGGTTGCTGAATTTGAAACTTCGCAGGCTGCGTGGGACTACGCCGATGAAGCCGACGATTCTAACCCGTGGAATGATGTGTGGCATGAGGTAGAGGAGCAATAACCCACCGGTTGACAGGGTCATTGATCGATCATATACTACTGACACTGAAACAAAGGAGTCGACGATGCCGATCATCAACCTGGGTTCTTCCTTTGACTACTCCAACGGTGCCCGCACTCTGCGCACCGAGTTCCACCCGGGCGAGTACTGCCCCTTGCCCGGCGTCAGCGGCATGAACGACCAGCGCCAGGGCGACACCCTGTACACCACGCACCACGGGCTGTGCGTGGCCGAGCGTGAGCGCAACATGTACGACGACAGCGACTTCTTCATGACCGTGTGGGATCCGGTGAGCCGCACCGCCCACGAGATCATGTTCGCCACCACCCGCGGCTGGAGCTACCCCTGCTACGCATCCTCGGTGGATGCCACGCCCGAAGTGCAGGCTGAGTACAAGGCTTACCTGGCCTACCGGCAGCGCCGCAACCAAGTCCTGCAGCGCCGCAACCAGCGCCGTCAAGATGCTGACACGGCCCGCAAGGCAGGGCTGACCCGCCAACAGGTGGAGCGCCTGCGTGATGCTGTGGGGCTGGGCTTCTGGACGCAGGTCAGCAAGCTGATCACCAGCAACCTGCGCAGCGGCTTCCGCAAGAGCCTGCGGCAGCAGATCATCGACTGGGCACAGGACCCGGCGCCCCGGTTCCAGCGTCCGCTGAGCCCCCGGCAGATGCAGTACGTGTGATCCTAGGCTGTGGCACACAAGCCACAGCCCCGGCACTCCAGCCCCAAGTCCAGCGGTTGACAGGGTCTTTGTTCGATCATATACTACTGACATGATGAACGCAACGGAGCAGACGATGGAACAGTTCAAGACCTGGGAAGAGATGACCGTGCTCGAGCAGATGGCCTGCACCTACTGGGACATGTACAAGGACGCCCACGGTGTCCGCCCGCGTGGCATCGACACCAGCAACTGGACCGAGCAGGACTTCGAGGAGGAGTTCCAGTACCTGGCGCGGGAGATCGAGCGCGGTGAGCGTGCCCGCCGTGAGGACGAGGCCCGTGCTGTGGTGAAGTTCTGCAAGCGGATTGAGCAGACAATCCGTGCTGGTGCCAAGGACCGCGAGACCGCGCTGCGCTGGATCATGGAAGCCGACGAGGCCGGTGGCGACTGGGAGTACCTGTGCTACCTCAACGGCCTGCCCTACGGCTTTTTCCGGGCTGCGGCCTAAAGCCCAGCGGTTGACAGGGTCTTTGACTGGTGCTATACTGCAAGAACTGTAACGCAACTAGGAGCAACAAATGAGCAAGGCACTGCAAGTCCGTGAGATGATCGCCCAAGCCAAGGCCCTGGGCAACGACGCCGTGAGCCTGATCCCCGCGGTGATGGCCCTGGGCATGAAGCGCCAACTGGCCCGCACCTACATCCTGGGCAACTGGGACCGCGTGGAGGCCGCTGTGGTCGTGGAGCAGAAGCCCAGCAAGCCCGCCAAGACGCTGAGCATGAGCCGGGACGCGATCCGCAAGCGGGAAGCCCGCGCTGCCAAGCGGGCTGCGGCGGCCTCGGTGGTGGCTGAGGCCATCTGAGAGACCCTGGGGCTCCCCAGGGCATGGGGGGTCACAGTTGACACAGTCAGCAAGCGGTGCTAGCAACCGCTTGCCAAAAATTCTCTCAAAAATTCTCTCAAAAATTCTCTCAAAAAATCTCTCAAAAGTTCTCAAAAAATCTCTCAAAAATTCTCTCAAAAACCCCAAAAATACCATGGGTATGTGGTCAGAAATCACCAGGGGCCGAGATCTCCGTACCATTTTTATTTTGTAGCGCAAAATTTTAAACTGCTGTATAGACCTCCCACACTGTTAAAAACTTTCAGTAAACATAGATTTCGGTAGTTAAAAATTTTGCGCAGCAATTTTTTTAATCTCTGTATATGTCTCGGTCTACACTGTGTAAATAGTCACAGACTATTGTTTTTCAGTTTGTTTTACAGTATAATCTCATGTGTATGGACATAATAAAAAATCTATTCTCACCACGTGAATTTCAATTTGTACTAGCACATATGCCCCCGGATTCACAGTTTTTTTCAAATTTTTCTCGTTGGGCGCCTGAACTATATCAAGGACATTTGGGACAGGTTTTAATGGCTCCCGCTAATCATTGGATCAATGGTCTAGTACAACGTGCTGTACAGCGTCAAAGACCTCATTTAAACTGTGAAAATTTAGAAATTTTTTACTATCGTTGGTTAGAATTCAGTGCTATAAATTCCCATCGAGACAGTAAATATCTATGGGCTGCTACTGTCTATCTTAACTCTTATTGGGATCCACAGTGGGGTGGAATTTTTCATTGGACAGATTCAAATTCTCTAATTCACAGTTTAACACCCTGTGAAAATACTGCTGTGATAAATCACAGCAGACTCAGCCATTGGGTTACACCAGTGTTAACAGATCAACCAAGGCTGACCATTCAAATTTTTGCCAGATAATCAAGGACAATTTATAATATGCAGAAAAATATTTTTTATCTAGACATGGACGGAGTCTGTGCTGATTGGGATCGTGGGGTTCGTGAACTGGGCTATGTTACTCGTGCTCGCGCTGGCAGCACTTATACAGTAGACGTTGATACCTGGGTTAGACTCTGTCAACAGCATCCAAACTTGTATAGAAATTTACCGTTGATGCAGTCAGTGGATCAACTGGTCACTGTTGCTAGACAGTATAGAGATCTTCTAGGCTGGGGGCTGTACTTTCTCACTGCCATACCCAGTAAAAACGATGTGCCCGATGCTTTCAGCGACAAAGTCGCGTGGGCCCGAGATCACTTTCCCGATATTGGTGTGCGTTTTGGTCCCTATGCTGTAGACAAACAACAGCACTGTAGGGCCGGGGATATTCTAGTGGATGATCGAACCAGTAACTGTGCTCAGTGGCGTGATCGTGGAGGTTTAGCATTTCATGTCACTGGCAATACACTGATGTCTGTACTGCCTCAACTACAACAGGATCTGTCACGTAGACTCAGTCTACTGCGGCTACGTAATTTATCCTTGGATATCTTTTAATTAAGTTGATATTTAACCGGGGGTAAAATATCGCTTTTCCCCGGTTCGCTTCGCGAATATTTTTTTTGGCCGATGAGGTTGAGTTAAATAATCTCATGAGTCAAAGTTTTCAAGGATATTTATTAGCCGCGCATCCATTAAGGCAGGGTATGGCGGAAATGGCCAAAAGCGTGTTGTTTGTAGTGGATCATGATTCGCATGGCGCTATTGCACTACAGATCAATAGGCCCTATAACAACGAACTTAGTTTCGAAACTGTGATGCACAACGTTGGACTGAGTTTGCCCGAGAATAGGCCCTTGTATAATGGGGGCACTGAAGGGCAAAATCGAGTCAATATCATACACAGTTTAGATTGGTACACTGGCAATACTGTTAAACTCACAGAGGATCTGGGAGTCAGCCACGATGTCAGCATACTGGCTGCAATCAGCGAATGTCAGGGACCTGACTATTTCAGAGTCGTTGCTGGATTTACCAAATGGCACAGCAGTGAATTAGAAAAAGAACTGCTGCCCCTAAAACCCCAGGTTCAATTAAGTCAAACTTGGCTCGCAGTGCCTGCTGATCTAGAATCAGTGTTTGACTACGACGAAGATCAACAGTGGCGGCATGTGATCAATGAAGCCACTAAAATTGAAACTAAACACTGGTTTAATCACGCTCGCTATTAAGAGTATTTAGAAGATTTCTAATATCCGACACTGGCTTGGTCTTAATTTTAGGCAAAGCCGATCCTTGATTTGGGTCCAACATTTTAATTTCACCAGTTTCACTGTCTGTGGTTGTGGTCACAGTACTGGTTCTCTTTAGTCCTTGATAGACCGAAGATTTCATATCTTTTAAACTGGATTCTATTTCTTCATCGCCGCTGTCAGTGATCCTTAATGTATCAACATTAAAGTCAAGATCAACTTTGTGCCCCACACCACTGCTGCTGCGTGTTTTCATAAACTGAATTTGATACTTGCCCCGCTCTTTCATAGCGCGACTGGTAAAGATACCTATGACATTGTCTGCGGTCTGAATCTTACTTAATCCACCTGAAATGTGACTGTGATCAAATTCAATTTCTTCTACGGCACTGCGATTTAACTGCGAGGCTGTGACAGTAATACACTGCGTTTCCATGGCCAAGTTACGAATTTCTTCTGACACATACTTGTCTTTGACAAATAGATCACTGGGGCTGACTTTGACGCTGACAGGCATCATTAGATCCAAATAGTCAATTAATAATACATCGGGTTTAGATCCTGTTTTAACCTGATACTCCTTGAGATAAGCACGAATGTCGTTGACTGTTTTACCGCTGGGCATGTACTTGATCTGCAGGTTTCCGCTGCGTTTTTCCAGCATTTTTACCTTGATTTCCACGTCATCAATGCTTCTAAATATATCCCTAGTATTAATACCAGTCATCATTGAATCTAGTCGCATACTGACTAGATTTTCGCTGAGTTCGAAAGTTAGATAAACAACATTTAATCCCATCAGTGCCCAGTTGACTCCTAGATTAGCAAGGAATAGACTTTTACCGCCGCCCGATGCTGCTGCAAAGATATTAAGTTCTCCACGGTTAAAACCGCCATATAGTTTTTTATCAACACTGGGCCAACCGGTTGAAACTTGTCCGTTATTATCTTTTAATTTCATTAATCTTTCTCTTGGGCTACTGAAATAGTCAGTGCCCATGTCTTTGTTTAAACTGATTTGAATAGCATCTTTGATTAGTTTTTCTACAGGACCATATTCACCTTTTTCTAATAGATCTGCTGATTGTAATATGGCCCTTTCTAGTCCTTTGTGTCTGCTGAATTTTTCAAATTCATTCATTAACCATTCGTAATTTTCTTTAGGGAGGGCCACTGATTCTAATTCACTGCTGCAAGCAGAATTAACAATTTTAACTTCGGGCATGACCCGATACTGATCAACATATTCCGTGATAAAGGTAGCAATTTCCTGTAATTTTTTATCAAAGTTATTGGGATCAAAAATGTTTTGACATCTTATAAATGTTTCTGCATCTGATAAAAACATTTCTAGATACAGTTTTTGCATGTCTAAATTATAATTAGGTTTGTTCATAAATTTTCTAATTTTTTCTGTAGTAATTGTATTTTTAATACATTAGTTTCTCTGTATTGCAAAATGCTGTACAGAGTATACAGCCTACCATATTTTTTTACTGCATCAGAAACATCTTTAACATCATC